TACTGGTAGGGTCAGGGAACCGTTGTTCCAGTTCTGAAAACTACTGTCATAAAGCCGCGTTTAGCTTCACCAGTAGCAGCATCAGTAAAGCCTCCATATACTCTGTATAACTCTTTTCTAACACCACATTTTTGGTGTTTTTGTCACCAAACAGCGTTATGGCATCAATAGTTGAGCGTTCCAGATCCCGGAAAGTGACGATATTACCGAAGGTTTTAGTAGCGTCATAAATGCGGTTGGTGCGGGAAAATGCCTGCATCAGGCCGTGAAAACGCAAGTTTTTATCGACGAATAGCGTGTTCAATGTTGGTGCATCGAAGCCGGTTAAAAACATCCCCACGACAATTAGCAGATCGATATCCTGATTTTAACCCGCTGGGCTAAATCACGATAGTAGTTCTGAAAACCGTTACTGTCGGTGCTAAAGTTAGTTTTAAAATGGCTGTTATATTCACGAATTGCAGCGTCCAGAAACTCTTTAGCACTGCTGTCCATTGCGCTGGTATCAAAAGTTTCATCGGAAATTTCACCAATGGCATTTTGTTCTTCATTGGCGGCAAAGGAGAAGATTGTCGCAATACGCAGCGGTTTATAGGTAGCCGATTTATTAGCGGCTTCTTCTTGTAACCGTTTAAACGTCGCATAATAGGTTTTCGCGGCATCCACGCTGCTCACTGCCAACATAGCATTAAAACCTTTTGAGCCAGGGAAGGTACGGTGAGTTTTCTGGCGGAAATTATTCAGAATATATTGCGTGATTTCCTGAATACGCATGGGATGAAGAAACGCCTGCTGATTTTCAGCCGCACTTAGTTTTTTCTCGTCAGTTTCTGTCTCTAAAGACTTAAATTGTGGCCGCACATCGTTGTAGTCTACCTTGAATTTGAGCACTTTTTCGTCACGAATCGCATCGGTAATTACATACGAATGCAATTCACGACCAAATACGCTGGCGGTTGTTTCTGAGCCTAAGGCGTTTTCCGGGAAAATAGGGGTACCGGTAAAACCAAACTGATAATAGCGTTTGAATTTCTTCTTCAGGTTTTTCTGCGCTTCTCCAAACTGGCTGCGGTGGCATTCATCAAATATAAACACCACTTGCTGATTGTATACAGGCAGGTCGCTTTCTGCTTTCATCAGGTTATTAAGTTTCTGAATAGTGGTGACGATAATTTGTTATCGTCCTTATCCAGATTTCGTTTAAGACCTGCGGTATTTTCCGAGCCGTTGACGCTGTCTGGCGAAAAACGCTGATATTCCTTCATGGTCTGGTAATCGAGGTCTTTCCTGTCGACCACGAAGAAGACTTTATCAATAAAGTCCAGTTCAGTTGCCAGACGCGCGGCTTTAAAGCTGGTCAGTGTTTTACCGGAACCGGTGGTGTGCCAGATAAAGCCACCGCTTTCCGGTTTTGACCAGTTCTTCGCTGTAAAGGAACTCTTAATTTTCCACAGAATGCGCTCGGTGGCGGCAATCTGGTACGGTCGCATCACCAGTAGCGTCTGACTACTGTCAAAAACGCTGTAGTTCACCAGAACATTCAGCAGAGTATGTTTCTGGAAAAAGTAGCGGTAAAGTCTTTGAGGTCTTTAATCAGCGTGTTGTCTGATTTCGCCCAGTTCATGGTGAAGTCAAAACTGTTTTTATCGCGCTTTGTCGTGTTGGCAAAATAACGGGTATCGGTGCCGTTAGAAATGACAAACAGTTGCAGATACTTAAACAGGGAATTTTCGCTGTTAAAACTCTCTTTACTGTAACGATGTATCTGGTTGAAAGCCTCACGAATCGCCACGCCGCGCTTTTTCAGTTCGATTTGCACCAGCGGCAAGCCATTAACCAGGATCGTGACGTCATAACGGTTAGCGTGAGAGCCTGCCTGTTCAAATTGCTGGATAATCTGCACCTTATTGCGCATGAGATTCTTTTTATCTATCAAATAGATGTTCTCAAGTCGCTCGTCATCAAAAATAAAGTCGCAAATATAGTCGATATGGATTTTACGGGTCTTATCCAGAATGCCATCGCTCGGGTTGTCCAGATACTGCTCCGTGAAACGCCGCCATTCGCTGTCATTAAACACCACACCATTGAGGCTCTGAAGCTGTTCCCGAACATTGGCCAGCATCTCTGACTGAGATTTTACGGCTATAAATTCATAGCCCTGATTTTGCAGGTCCTGAATCAGTTCACGTTCCAGGTCCGATTCGCTCTGGTAGCTGTCGCCTGTTGGTTCAGCTTTGATGTACTTATCAAGAATGATAAAGTTATTGGATTCAGCAATGGTGTGTGTCTGATGAGTCATAGCGCATCCTTTGTGCCGTTTGGCAAGGGCCGGAAGGGGGTTAATGGTGACTTCCAGCGTGTAAAAAATGGTCTATATACTGACCGGATGTTAAGGTGATCCGGTCGGTAGCAATGGTCAATTAATTACTGACAGTTTCAGGTTTCGGGAAACTGAACAGTAAATCACGGTAGTATTCGTATTGTTTCTGGCGCAACTCGATTTCACGCGGGAGACCTTCAGTGATGGAGTTGGTCAGGGTGTCGAATTTATCGAGTATTTCGACAATGCGAGCTTGTTCTTCTGAAGGTGGTACAGGTATTGGGAATTTTAAAAACATTGGTCGACGAAGTGAGGTAACCGATGAACTTACTGATGCTTTTTGAATATAGGTAAAAAAATATGCTGTTATATAGTGATATACAAATCGCGGATTCATAAATGCATTTGGGACAATACGATATGCTCTCTGATGCAAAGCATATTTACCTTTAGCATAATGAAATACCTTCCCCACCCCGGCGCCATCTCCAGCCGTAATGATTGCTGTTTCATCAAAATCAAATACATTTAACTTTAATGGTTCACGTCCACGTGCATAAAAAATATATTTGCCATGTTCTATAGCATCTTGCGTATCATGGTTACCTGTTCCTATAACAGCCACTTCCCCCAAAGTCTTCCACTCAACCTCACCCTCTTTAAAACTCAACAACTGGTCGCGATAGTAATTGTACTGTTTTTTACGCATGTTAAGCTCAGCGGTAAGCTCAGCGGTAAGTGCAGTAAATTTATCCAGAATCCGAACGATTTCAGACTGGATGGCAAGGGATTTTTCTGGGGTATCCGGGCAGGGGATTGGTATCAAAATAGGTGATACATCACGTGGATAAACATGCGGAACACCACCACCACTCTTAAACTCATGGAGTTGTTGTTGCATATTCATCAAAAAATGATAGCAATATCGTGGTAACAAAATATTATGAGGTTTTACAGTAAATGCATCCGATACGAAAATTGGTTCCTCCCACCAACTAACGAATCCCGCATACGCACCAGAACCTGCGATAACAATTGTTTGTCCGTCGCGATTACTAGTATTATGATAATAAGCTGGTGTACGTCCGCCAGCGACTACGGGGATGGTTCCATCAATAACATCTTTTTTTGTAATTGATGTGCCTCGCTTTAGTTCAGCTATACTGCCTAGTGTTTTCCACTCAACCTCAACCCCATCCAGCAATTTTTCCAGATAACTCATCTCGCTCATTTCTGCACCTCGCAGCCTTCAATTTCAGCCACAATCGCATCAATATCTTTGCGCAACTGGTCGATTTTGCTGACCGTGATTTTCAGCTCTGCATTCAACTCAGCGATATCGATAATTTCGCGAGTATCTTTCGCTTCAACATAGCTGCTCACCGACAGGTTATAGTCATTAGCGACAACGGCTTCAAACGCGACAGATTTCGCCAGATGGGCAACATCTTCCTTGCTGGCAAATACCTGCATAATCTGTTCGATATGAGCATCGGTCAGAATGTTGTTGTTAGTCTCTTTTTTGAACAGTTCGCTGGCATCAATAAACTGAACTTTGGTATCCGTTTTATGTTTAGACAGCACCAGAATATTGACGGCAATAGTGGTGCCAAAGAACAGATTCGGTGCCAGTGAAATCACGGTTTCGACATAGTTATTATCAACCAGATACTGACGGATTTTCTGCTCCGCGCCGCCACGGTAAAAAATACCCGGGAAGCAAACAATCGCAGCACGACCTTTGGCAGAAAGATAGTTCAGCGCATGTAGTACAAAGGCGAAGTCAGCTTTTGATTTGGGGGCCAGAACGCCAGCCGGGGCAAAACGCTCATCGTTAATCAGAGTCGGGTCATCGCTGCCAATCCATTTCACCGAATACGGCGGGTTAGAAACGATGGCATCAAACGGTTTTTCATCTCTGAAGTGCGGTTCAGTCAGCGTATTGCCCAGCTTGATATCAAACTTGTCGTAGTTGATGTTGTGCAAAAACATGTTCATACGCGCCAGGTTATAGGTCGTATGGTTGATTTCCTGACCAAAAAAACCTTCTTCGATGATATGGTCATCAAACTGTTTTTTAGCCTGCAACAACAGCGAACCGGAGCCTGCTGCCGGGTCGTAGATTTTGTTAACGTGGGTCTGCCCGTGCATAGCCAGTTGTGCAATCAGCTTAGAGACGTGCTGCGGTGTAAAGAACTCGCCGCCTGACTTACCGGCATTCGCCGCATAGTTAGAAATCAGGAACTCATAGGCGTCACCGAACAGGTCAATCTGATGTTCGTGGAAGTCACCAAGTTTTAGCCCTTCAACCCCTTTCAGAACTGCAGCCAGGCGGGCATTTTTATCTTTAACGGTGTTACCCAGGCGGTTACTGGTAGTATCGAAATCAGCAAACAAACCTTTGATGTCAGCTTCTGAAGGGTAACCGTAAGCAGAACTTTCGATAGCAACGAAGATGCTGTTTAAATCCGCATTCAGTCTGTCATTGGTATTTGCTTTCGCAGCTACGTTGCAGAAAAGCTGACTGGGGTAGATGAAGTAACCTTTGGTTTTGATGGCATCGTCTTTAATGTCATCAGTAATTACGCTGTCATCCAGTTTCGCATAACAGATACTGTCATCACCGGCTTCAATATAGCTGGAAAAATTTTCGCTGATAAAACGGTAAAAAAGCGCGCCCAAAACGTACTGCTTAAAATCCCATCCATCGACTGAACCCCTGACATCGTTAGCAATTTGCCAGATTTGACGATGAAGCTCTGCACGTTGTTGAATACTTGTCATTTTCATCCACTTATTTCAGGTTTATGTAATTGGCGGTGATTCTACAGCAACTTGGATGCTTTAGCAGTTCGGACATTAGGCTACGAATGACCTGCCTAGAGGTTTGTTAAGCCGCAAAGTGCTGGTGCTTTATGTCTGTGAAGTTTATAATTGTGTACACATAACGAGTACACGAGGTGTTTATGCAATCCATTAACTTCCGTACCGCGCGCGGCAACCTTTCTGAAGTGCTCAACAATGTTGAGGCCGGGGAAGAGGTTGAAATCACCCGCAGAGGCCGTGAGCCAGCAGTAATTGTCAGCAAGGCTACTTTCGAAGCCTACAAAAAAGCGGCGCTGGATGCTGAATTTGCATCCCTGTTTGACACCCTGGACTCCACCAACAAGGAACTGGTTAACCGATAATGAGGCATATATCACCGGAAGAACTTATTGCGCTTCATGATGCGAATATAAACCGCTACGGCGGCCTGCCGGGAATGTCTGATCCGGGTAGGGCAGAGGCCATTATCGGGAGAGTTCAGGCCAGAGTTGCCTACGAAGAGATCACCGACCTTTTCGAAGTCTCCGCCACCTACCTGGTGGCTACAGCGAGAGGGCATATATTCAATGATGCCAATAAGCGTACCGCGCTAAACAGTGCGCTGTTATTTCTACGCCGTAACGGGGTGCAGGTATTTGATTCACCTGAACTGGCAGACCTTACCGTAGGGGCTGCGACCGGAGAGATATCTGTATCTTCTGTCGCCGCCACGTTACGTAGATTGTATGGTTCTGCGGAGTAGATTAATGGCACGCAAATACAACAAATTGTCCCGTGAAGCGTTAAAGATGCTTCTTGATGGCGTGAGTCGCCGCAAGGTAAAGCAATACCTGGTTGGTAAGCAAATTGGTGCTAGGACCGCTATTGCTGTGTTATGCCGTCAGGAAATGGTTGTGCTTAAACAGAGAATGCCGGGCAGCAGATAAAGCCCAATCAGTGATGAAAGGTGTGATGTGAAAGCCATTATTACTCCCTTTGTACAAAAAGAGCTTGGCGTCGCCACATTCAAAGTGGATCAGGAAGTCAGAAAGCTGGTGGAGGCTGGCCGTAAATTTATTATGGAGCCGGTGCCGCGTGAGTTAATCGAGCACATGGACGACGGCCTCGTTGTTTCCGAGCAAACTATGGCAACAAATGAGGCGTTGCAGCCGTTTTTTAACAGCGATGAACTGTTTCGCCGTATTGGTGGAATTGACTCGCTGGTGGCGTGGTTGCGCAGGAAAGAGGGGCAATGCCAGGCCGCAGATCGTAGTTGGTGTGACAACCATATTGTCCACGCTAAACGAGACAATAGCGCGGTGTTGCTGTGCTGGCATCACGATAACCATTACCGGATGCGTGGTTTTAATGAGCTGAAAGAAACGCTGCATAATAATCGCGTTAACTGGATACTGGATGTCGCCCGTCAGGAAATGGGCCTTTCAAATAGCCATGATTTAAGTATTCAGGAGCTGTGCTGGTGGGCTTTCATGCGCAACATGATGCACCTGATGCCGGAAGAAGTCTGCCGCATATCAATAAATAAGATGAAGGCTGCTCCGCAGGATAGCGGACCTTTGAAAGAGGCGGATATTCGCCCGTATGACGATCGTGCTACAGCATATGTTCAGATGATGGAAGAACGCGCCGCGCCGATGCGTGCAAAAGTATGCCCTGTGGATGTTGACTCCGACCCTGGCACGGCGCATTTCAAAATACCAAAACTGCAATCGCTAAAATTACCCGAGTACATGGACTTTGTTGCTTCCCGTCCGTGCTGTGGATGTGGAGCTGCGGGAGCTGGCGCTCGCATTACGCCTTATATCGTTCGTCATAGTCGATTATGCGCGCATGACATTTACGCAATTCCTCTGTGCCAGTCATGCCAGCGTGATATTGAGCGTGACCGCGATAATTGGGAGAAGACGCACGGCAGGCTGGCGATGCATCAACGATTGTTCTTTGATTACGCGCTTGGAGTCGGCGCTATCACAAGTCACTCGTCGAGCGTTAGATAAAATTGCTCTAATGTATTGCTATTTCTTTAATCGAGGGTATTATATTCGTCGTTGATTAGTTGACATGGGCTAATCAGTAGGTGACAGGATGTTACTTAACTGGCAGGGACGCCACTTCATGGAAATAAATCACTCACGAATTACATCGTATGAGATTGCGGATTACATGATTCGCACTAAATCTCTTCTATCAGCGAAAGAACTCGCAGCAATCCTTGAAAAGGAATACCCGCATCTGGATGTCGATAAGCGCGATGTTTATCTGCGCTTAAAGGCTATCGCTGTGTCTAAGTATTCGTCTGTTTTGATTGATGACAGTACACGCCCACGTAGATTTCAGATCCACTCTCTGAATCCTGAATTCTTTCGCCGTAGCCGCGCTCCGCGCCGGTTTGATGAAAAACTCCAGAACGAACTCTATATGACGCAGGACGAAAAGGAACGCCGGGAGCACCAGCCTTGGGTAATGGCGCGTCAACTTTTCAATAAGGTGGCCCGTCAGCACCGTCATTACGGTAATGCCACATCCGCACGTATCTGATTGATTGCTTGCCCGTTCCGGGCCTTTTGACATGTGACTTTCGTTACCCTCGCGTCAAAAAGAGTTTTTACGAAAGGAAGCATAAGTGACCTGGGACGATCACAAGAAGAATTTTGCTCGCCTGGCGCGAGATGGTGGTTACACCATCGCACAGTATGCCGCCGAGTTTAATCTTAACCCTAATACCGCACGTCGTTATCTCCGTGCCTTCAAAGAAGACTCCAGGACTGCGGACAGCCGCAAGCCAAATAAGCCAGTCAGGAAGCCACTAAAAAGCATGATCATTGATCACTCTAATGATCAACATGCAGGTGATCATATTGCGGCTGAAATAGCGGAAAAACAGAGAGTTAATGCCGTTATCAGTGCCGCAGTCGAGAATGCGAAGCGCCAAAATAAGCGCATAAATGATCGTTCAGATGATCATGACGTGATCACCCGCGCCCACCGGACCTTACGTGATCGCCTGGAACGCGACACCCTGGATGATGATGGTGAACGCTTTGAATTCGAAGCTGGCGATTACCTGATAGATAACGTTGAAGCGCGGAAGGCCGCGCGCGCTATGTTGCGTCGGTCCGGGGCCGATGTTCTGGAAACCACTCTTCTTGAAAAGTCTCTTTCTCATCTCCTTATGCTGGAGAACGCCAGGGATACGTGTATTCGCCTGGTGCAGGAAATGCGCGATCAGCAAAAAGACGATGATGAAGGTACTCCGCCTGAATACCGTATCGCGAGCATGCTAAACAGCTGTTCCGCGCAGATAAGCAGCCTGATCAACACCATTTACAGCATCCGGAATAACTATCGAAAAGAAAGCCGGGAGGCGGAAAAGCACGCTTTGTCTATGGGGCAAGCTGGCATTGTTAAGCTGGCATACGAACGAAAGCGTGAAAATAACTGGTCAGTGCTGGAAGCAGCTGAATTCATCGAGGCGCATGGCGGGAAAGTGCCGCCCCTGATGCTGGAGCAAATCAAAGCCGATCTGCGTGCTCCTAAGACCAATACCGATGATGAGGAAAGGCAAACAGCCGTCGGTGGCCCTTCTCTTGAAGATCTGGACAAAGTTGCGCGAGAACGGGCCGCCAACCGCCGCGCCGATGCCGCATTGTGGATTGAGCAGCGTAGGGAAGAAATCGCCGATATCGTTGATACAGGCGGTTATGGAGATGTTGATACTGAAGGTGTATCAAACGACCCATGGCTGGAACAAGACCTGGACGAAGACGAGGAGGAAGACGAAGAAGTTACCCGCAAGCTATACGGGGATGATGATTAATGGCCAGAAGTTGCGTAACGGATCCACGTTGGCGCGAGCTGGTGGCGCTATATCGTTATGACTGGATTGCTGCCGCTGATGTTTTGTTCGGCAAAACACCTACCTGGCAGCAGGATCTGATTATTGAGTCTGTGCAGGAACAGGGTAGCAAGACATCTGTTTCGTCTGGTCACGGTACCGGGAAATCAGACATGACTTCTATCATGATCATGTTGTTCATAATCATGTATCCCGGTGCCCGCGCCATTATCGTTGCGAACAAAATTCAGCAGGTAATGACCGGTATATTCAAGTACATCAAGATAAACTGGGCTACTGCCACCAGCCGTTTCCCATGGCTTGCTGATTATTTTGTTCTGACAGAAACCGCTTTCTATGAGGTTACAGGTAAAGGTGTATGGACTGTAGTACCGAAGGGCTTTCGTCTGGGAAGTGAAGAAGCTCTCGCCGGTGAACACGCAGATCATCTTCTGTATATTATCGATGAAGCCTCCGGTGTCAGTGATAGAGCTTTCGGTATCATCACCGGTGCTCTTACCGGACAGGATAACCGCATCTTATTACTGTCACAGCCTACACGCCCAAGCGGCTATTTCTACGATACACACCATAAACTGGCCAAGCGTCCTGGTAACCCTGATGGCGTTTATACGGCGATCACGCTTAACAGTGAGGAATCACCGTTGGTAACGCCAGCATTTATCAAAATGAAGCTGGCGGAGTACGGCGGGCGTGATAACCCTATGTACATGATTAAGGTACGCGGCCTATTCCCTAAATCACAGGATGGCTTCCTTCTTGGACGTGATGAGGTTGAACGTGCAACGCGGCGGAAAGTCAAGATTGCCAAAGGATGGGGCTGGCTTGCATGTGTGGACGTTGCTGGTGGTACGGGACGGGATAAGTCCGTTATCAATATCATGATGGTGTCCGGCCAGCGAAATAAACGCCGTGTAATCAACTATCGAATGCTGGAATACACAGACGTTACAGAAACGCAGCTTGCCGCCAAAATTTTCGCAGAATGTAATCCTGAGCGATTCCCAAATATCACCATAGCGATAGACGGCGATGGGCTGGGTAAAGCAACGGCGGATCTGATGTACGAGTATTATGGTATTACCGTACAGCGTATACGCTGGGGTAAAAAGATGCATAGCCGTGAAGATAAGAGCCTGTACTTTGATAAACGTGCTTATGCCAACGTTCAAGCCGCAGAGGCCGTAAAATCTGGTCGTATGAGACTGGATAAGGGTAATGAAACTATTGAGGAAGCGTCGAAAATCCCTGTAGGGATTAACTCCGCAGGTCAATGGAAGGTGATGAGTAAGGAGGATATGAAGAAAAAACTCAACCTGCACTCACCAGACCATTGGGATACATATTGTTTCGCTATGCTGGCGGATTATGTTCCCCAGGATGAAGTGCTTAGCGTCGAAGACGAAGCGCAGGTTGATGAAGCTCTGGCATGGCTTAATGAATGAATATTTGCTCTAATAAATTGTGTTTTTTAACTGCCGATGTTACATTGAACCTGACCTCTTGCGCCTTGAGGCATTTTCGGTTTATGCTTATCAGGCACCTCATTAAAACGGGTGCCGGGATTGAGACCCCGGATAATGCAAAAGGCGACACAGACGCCAAAAGCGTCTTTTTTTTGTGTCATGCCATCGCACAGCCATACGTAGCGTTTAGCTCAGAGATCAATGGTAGTGCTGGCTGGGCTGCCGAAAGGCAGGCCGGTTCCCTTTTGCGCCGGTAGTCTCAACCCAGTCAGTGCTACCGCCATTGAGATTGAGACCTCACGCGGTAGCTCCTTAAATTAGCAAAAGGAGGCTGCCATTGTGGCTACTATCCCTACCCCTGCTCATCCTGAATTTATCTGGCGCTTTTACTCCTGCCAAAAACGTCACTATCACTTCGTTATTGCACCGACAGAAGATGAGGCACGTTCTCAGCTTCCTGACGCCCCATGTATTTTCTCTGCCCGTTTTTCCACTGATTCACGCAATTCTCTCAGTTACTGGTGCCTCCCTGTTAACGCTTCTGCTCAGGAGGGACTATGAGAACATCGTTAGTTACCCGTGAAGAGATGATCGAGGCAATTGAACAGCACACTGCCTGTATCAGTACCAGGGATATACCTGGCGTTATTGCCAACTACTTCATGATCACCAAACAACTTTACCGGAGAAAGGACAAGAACGCGGTTCACCGTATCCTGCTGTCTGATATCCGCGAATACCTGCTCGAACAGGGGCATCTGAATTACGCAACCGTCGCAGCCGAAGCACGCAAGGAGGCACACAGAATGAAAGCAACTAACGTTAAATCAGAAAAAATTTATGCACCTTCAGTTCAGGAATCGGAACTGGTGGTTGTTCAGAATCAGCCGGATGAAATTCCCGTTCTGGAATGGCAGGGAGTACGTGTCGTGACAACCGAAACTCTTGCTAGAGGGTATGGGGTCGATGAAGCCAATATTCGCAACAATTTGTCTCGCAACCTTGACCGCTTTGAAGAAGGTAAGCATTACTTTCTTCTAACAGGTTTAAAATTAAGAGAATTTAAGAACAGAGTAACCGGAAGTTACTCTGTTGGTAAGAACGCCAGAAGCCTTACACTCTGGACAGAGCGCGGCGCTGCACGCATGTCTAAGATCGTGGACACAAATGAAGCATGGGCATTCTTTGAAAAACTGGAAGACAGCTACTTCCGACAAAAAGAACAGCAACCGATCGCAATCCCCCAGACGCTTCCTGAAGCCCTACGCCTGGCTGCCGAACTGGCTGAACAAAAGCAGCTTCTGGAACAGAAAGCCCACCAGCTAAATCAGCAGCTGGTGGCCGCCGCTCCTAAGGTCGATTTTGCCGACCGGGTATCAGTAGCTAAAGGGATCCTGATTGGGAATTTTGCAAAGGTTGTTGGACTTAAGCAAAACGCGCTGTTTGCCTGGTTACGGGAGAACGGCATTCTGATAGCGTCCGGCGGGCGTAAAAATGTGCCGTTCCAGCAGTACATAAACGCCGGATATTTCACAGTGAAAGAAGTGGTGCTGGATGATGAAGATGGCTACCAGATACGGCTGACGCCCCAATTAACGGGGAAAGGACAACAGTGGTTGACGCGTAAACTGCTCGATGCTGGCTTGTTAAAACCGGTGGCGGCTGAATAATGGAAGAATGCCCGGTTGATGCCGGGCATAATTTATTGCGCGCTTTCGGGGTTGTCGTTTACTGGCTGCCCCTTCTTAGTTTTACGACTGCGCGTAACTGATGCGGCTGATTTGACCTTTTTCTCTTCGCGAGTGATGGCAATTTGTTTTTTTACATTTTCAATATCTGCCAGGCGATATATTTTTGCCTGCGGCCAGCGGTCGCAGATGATCGGTTCTATGGAGTCATAAAGGCTAAATTTTGCTTTTTCGAATTCACCGTTGATGATAATTCCATCACGGAGAGTTTCATCGCAGATAAACACGCCACACAGTGGCACATGGTAACTAACTGATTTACCATCATTGTAGTTAGGGCTACTGGAAATGTAGTGGACGCGCAGCATTGTTTCGCTAAAGCCGTGTACGCGCATACGGAATTTTTCATCCTCCGGGTACTGCTTCATTAGCTCTTTTGTTGCTTCCAGGTTCTCTATGTATTTCGCACTGTGCTCATTGATCCCCGCGCTTTTTTGGATGCGAATGTCCTTATCAATCAGATGAATAATGCGGCCAGCGGTCATGTTGACGCTGTTCACAGCCTCTGTCTGATAAGTTGTAACCTTACGCACACCGCGAAGGATGTTAGGCACTGGATATAAAATAGTCTTTGGGATATTGAGGTCTGGGTACTGTTCCAGTTCCCGCGCCATTAAAGTCCATTTATCAATTTCAGCCTGAATGCTGTCAGTTTCTTTGAACGGTAGAACGACAACCGGGCGTACAGGACGACCGTCGCTGGCTGTATCAACGTGTTGGGCGCGTGCAACAGCTTTTTTTAGAAAGAGATCCCTGAAGCTGACGAACTCCTGGTACAGTTGTTCGCCGTAGACATAATTTATCATTGATCCTCCTCCAGAATTGACATGGCCAATAACGCCCGGCTGAGAAAACCGGTCATTACTGACCTATATTATAGAGGGATCAAACAAAAATAATAGATTTATTAGTGCATTTATTGTGAGTCTAACTGGTTAGTTGCCATGAGATATTCGATTGTGTCAGTGAGGTCATCCAGGTCGTCTTGGGTGATGCGGTACTCCTGATTGGATATCTTTGAGTAGTGTTCAGCAATGGCGCGGGCAGCGTCGGTTTCGGCAGGGTCTACAGATAAAGCGTTAGAGCAATGTCTAACGTCGTCGATGGTTGGTTGAATGAAAGCCATAATTATGCCTCACTGTATTGACAACACAGAGCCTGAAGCTCTGACCTACTGTTTCACCCATGATCCATGCTGGGGTAATCTAACAACATTGCGCTGTGTGTAAGATGAGCAATGCATAGCTGTAATGCCGTTGTATAAGGTTTCCCTGTTTGCTCATTTCCTTCTGAGCCGCTCTACAACGCTGAAGACACATTAAATAGTGAATCCAAAGTCGTATTACGTAACGGCGGCAAAACTATAATTTATTAGAGCAATTGTCAAACAACTATGAAAAACAATCCAGTTTTTGGTTGGTGGAGTGGGATTTTTCTCTCAAAATTTATTGCTCTAATAATTCTTGATTTTTATGCGCAGCTGGACGTAAACTCCTCTTCAGACCTAATAACTTCGTATAGCATACATTATACGAAGTTATCTTAAGGGTTATTGAACATGATCAATTTACCTGTAAATCCATACAGTTCAATACCTTATCAGGTCAAATAGTGATCACTTGATCATTTGATCAAGGTTGCGCTACGTAAAATCTGCGAAATGTTGGCAGTGTTAGTGCTCCAGATTTTGCGTAGCGCACTTAGCACCACCAATCAATCAGAGGTGAAAAATGGGATATTCAGCTGCTAAAGTGTCCACTCATATTGAGCTTGAGAAAAACCGTGGTTACTGGCGGGCAAAAGGGTTTGATCGTGATAGTTGTCAACTGTCATTATCGCGCGGTGAAGAGAAAATAGAGCGCACGCGCGGTCGCTGGCGTTTCTATGACGAGAACCATAAACAGGTAAAGGCAGAGCCGATCCTGTACACTTTACTTAAAACCATTATCTGAGTGTTAAATGTCCAATTTACTGACCGTACACCAAAATTTGCCTGCATTACCGGTCGATGCAACGAGTGATGAGGTTCGCAAGAACCTGATGGACATGTTCAGGGATCGCCAGGCGTTTTCTGAGCATACCTGGAAAATGCTTCTGTCCGTTTGCCGGTCGTGGGCGGCATGGTGCAAGTTGAATAACCGGAAATGGTTTCCCGCAGAACCTGAAGATGTTCGCGATTATCTTCTATATCTTCAGGCGCGCGGTCTGGCAGTAAAAACTATCCAGCAACATTTGGGCCAGCTAAACATGCTTCATCGTCGGTCCGGGCTGCCACGACCAAGTGACAGTAATGCTGTTTCACTGGTCATGCGACGGATCCGAAAAGAAAACGTTGATGCCGGTGAACGTGCAAAACAGGCTCTAGCGTTCGAACGCACTGATTTCGACCAGGTTCGTTCACTCATGGAAAATAGCGATCGCTGCCAGGATATACGTAATCTGGCATTTCTGGGGATTGCTTATAACACCCTGTTACGTATAGCCGAAATTACCAGGATCAGGGTTAAAGATATCTCACGTACTGACGGTGGGAGAATGTTAATTCATATTGGCAGAACGAAAACGCTGGTTAGCACCGCAGGTGTAGAGAAGGCACTTAGCCTGGGGGTAACTAAACTGGTCGAGCGATGGATTTCCGTCTCTGGTGTAGCTGATGATCCGAATAACTACCTGTTTTGCCGGGTCAGAAAAAATGGTGTTGCCGCGCCATCTGCCACCAGCCAGCTATCAACTCGCGCCCTGGAAGGGATTTTTGAAGCAACTCATCGATTGATTTACGGCGCTAAGGATGACTCTGGTCAGAGATACCTGGCCTGGTCTGGACACAGTGCCCGTGTCGGAGCCGCGCGAGATATGGCCCGCGCCGGAGTTTCAATACCGGAGATCATGCAAGCTGGTGGCTGGACCAACGTAAATATTGTCATGAACTATATCCGTAACCTGGATAGTGAAACAGGGGCAATGGTGCGCCTGCTGGAAGATGGCGATTAGCCATTAACGCGTAAATGATTGCTCTAATTCTTTGATATTTATGGTGACATATGAGAAAGGATTTCAACATCGACGGAAAATATGTAGTGCTGTCTGTAAGCACTAATATTCAGTCGCCAGCCGTCATTGTCACTGTAAAGCTGAGCGATAGAATGCCTGATATTGATTCAATATCCATTGCGTTCCCTGTCAAAAGTATGCGTGGTGCTGAACATTTCGTGATGAATGCCACCGAGGAAGAAGCACGGCGCGGTTTTGCTAAAGTGATGTCTGAGTTTGGCGAATTTTTGGGGCACGTTGACAAAGCCCTTTCAATCAGTTCAGCAAGATCCAAAGCGTTAACAGCTTCCATGATGAAATAAAAAAAAGCCTGGCAAGGAGCCAGGCTGCACAAAAGAGCGGGTTTGTATTCCGCATCCAATCAATCAAGAAGGAGTATAGCACACAGGTACTGAAGTGAAAAAATGTGATTCGCGATAAACAAAATATCTACCATTGCTCTAATTGATTGTTATAATTGAGCCGCAGTTTTTGTCAACTACGAAGACGTTGCCATTACTTCACTCCTTGACATCATTGGCGGCCATTAGGCCGCCTTTTTTTTGACCATATGAAAACAATCGAACAAAAAATTGAACAGTGCCGCAAGTGGCAGAAGGCAGCCAGAGAACGAGCGATCGCTCGGCAACGGGAGAAGTTGGCTGATCCGGTCTGGCGAGAATCTCAATATCAGAAAATGCGGGATACTATCGACCGCCGTATCGCTAAACAGAAAGAGCGCCCACCAGCCAGCAAAACGCGGAAAAGTGCGGTAAAAATAAAATCTCGTGGCTTGAAGGGACGAACACCGACGGCAGAGGAACGGCACATAGCCAATGCTCTTGGCGCTCTCCCCTGCATTGCGTGCTATATGCATGGAGTAATATCTGAAGAGGTGTCTCTGCACCATATTTCCGGTCGTACCGCGCCTGGTTGTCACAAAAAGCAATTGCCACTTTGTAGATGGCACCACCAGCATGCAGCACCGGCTGAAGTAAGAGCAAAATACCCCTGGCTGGTCCCTGTTCATGCCGATGGTGTGGTTGGAGGCAAGAAAGAATTCACCCTGCTGAACAAGTCAGAGATGGAGTTACTGGCTGACGCCTATGAGGGGTCGTCTCAGAAAACGGAAAATAAAGCACGCTAAGCCGGTTGCAGAGGCCGTAGCGGCCTGAACTTCCCCGCGCCGATCTTGGCGCTGCTGCGCCATAGGTAATCACCGGTCAGGTTGATGTGCTCCCAGCCGAGTGGCGACAGGTACTGCAATAGCGAGTCATCGACGGCATGACCATTGCCGCGCAACGCATGCGCCGCACGCTCCAGGTAGACCGTGTTCCACAGCACGATGGCCGCCGTCACCAGGTTGAGGCCGCTGGCCCGGTAGCGCTGCTGCTCGAAACTGCGGTCACGGATTTCACCAAGGCGGTTGAAGAACACGGCACGGGCCAGCGCATTGCGCGCCTCGCCCTTGTTCAGCCCGGCATGCACGCGGCGGCGTAGCTCGACGCTTTGCAGCCAGTCGAGGATGAACAGCGTGCGCTCGATGCGGCCCAACTCGCGCAGCGCGACGGCCAAGCCGTTCTGGCGCGGGTAGCTGCCGAGTTTCCTGAGCATCAGCGAGGCCGTCACCGTGCCCTGCTTGATCGAGGTGGCCAGCCGCAGGATTTCGTCCCAATGGGCGCGGACGTGCTTGATGTTGAGCGTGCCGCCGATCATCGGCTTGAGCGCGTCATAGGCGGCATCGCCCTTCGGGATGTAGAGCTTGGTGTCGCCCAGGTCGCGGATGCGCGGCGCGAAGCGGAAGCCCAAGAGGTGCATCAGGGCGAAGACGTGATCGGTGAAGCCCGCCGTGTCGGTGTAGTGCTCCTCGATCCGCAGGTCGGATTCGTGGTACAGCAGGCCGTCGAGCACGTAGGTTGAGTCGCGCAGGCCGACATTGACCACCTTGGTGTGGAATGGCGCGTATTGGTCGGAGATGTGGGTGTAGAAAGTCCGTCCTGGGCTGCTGCCATATTTTGGGTTGATGTGCCCCGTGCTCTTTGCCTTGCTAGCGGTTCGGAAATTCTGTCCGTCCGATGATGATGTGGTGCCATCGCCCCAGTGCCCGGCAAAGGGATGCCGAAACTGAGCGTTGACCAGTTCAGCCAACGCTGTCGAGTACGTTTCGTCGCGGGTATGCCAGGCTTGCAGCCAAGCGAGCTTCGCGTAGGTCGTGCCGGGGCAGGACTCGGCCATCTTGGTCAGGCCCAGGTTGATCGCGTCGGCCAGGATCGTGGTCAACAACAGGTTCTTGTCCTTGGCCAGATCGCCCGATTTCAAGTGCGTGAAGTGCCGGGTGAAGCCCGTCCACTCATCGACTTCGAGCAGCAGTTCGGTGATCTTGACGTGCGGCAGGACCATGGCTGTCTGGTCTATCAGCGCCTGCGCGGTGTCGGGCACCGCCGCATCCAGCGGCGTGATCTTCAAGCCCGACTCGGTGATGATGGCATCCGGCAGGTCGTTGGCTGCCGCCATGCGGTTGACGGTGGCAAGTTGTGCTTCCAGCAGCGTCAGCCGCTCATGCAGATATTGTTCGCAGTCGGTGGCCACGGCCAGCGGCAATTCGCTGGACTGCTTGAGGCTGGTGAACTTCTCGGGCGGTACCAGGTAGTCCTCGAAGTCCTTGAACTGGCGTGAACCCTGCACCCAGATGTCGCCCGAGCGCAGGGAGTTCTTCAACTCGGACAGCGCGCACAGTTCGTAGTAGCGCCGGTCGATGCCGGCGTCGGTCATCACCAGTTTCTGCCAGCGCGGCTTGATGAAGCCGGTCGGTGCATCGGCTGGCAGCTTGCGGGCGTTGTCGGTGTTCATGCCGCGCAGCACCTCAATGGCATCAAGCACGTTTTTGGCGGCGGGCGCGGCCCGCAGCTTGAGCACGGCAAGGAATTCCGGTGCATAGCGGCGCAGGGTGGCGTAGCTCTCGCCGATGCGATGCAGGAAATCGAAGTCATCGGGTTGCGCGAGCTTCTGCGCCTCGGTGACGCTCTCGGCAAAGGAATCCCAGGACATGACGGCCTCGATGGCGGCAAACGCATCGCGGCCTGATTGCTTGGCGTCGATCAGCGCCTGACCGATGCGCCCGTACAGACGTACCTTGGCGTTGATGGCCTTGCCTGACGCCTGGAACTGCTGCTGATGCTTATTCTTGGCAGCGTTAAACAGCTTACCCAGGATGCGGTCGTGCAGGTCGATGATTTCGTCGGTGACGGTGGCCATGCCCTCGGTGGCCAGCGCCACGAGAGTGGCGTAGCGCCGTTGCGGCTCGAATTTGGCCAGGTCGGCGGGTGTCATCTGGCCGCCCTCGCGGGCAATCTTGAGCAGGCGGTTCTGGTGAACCAGCCGCTCGATGCCGGTAGGCAGATCGAGTGCCTGCCATGCCTTGAGGCGTTCGATGTGTTCCAGCATATGCCGCGAATTTGGCTTGGCCGGAGACTGGCGCAACCAAGCCAACCAGGTCGTCTTGCCGTTGTCCCGGCGCTTGAGCAGATCGTCGAGGCGGCGGCGATGCGCGTCCGCCAGTGGTTCGGCCAAGGCGTCGTAGATGCGCCGGTTAGCACGGGTGATCGCCTCTGCACTCGCCCGCTCGACGGCGTTGAGGGCGGGCAGAATGACCGACTGCCGCCGCAGGTGCCCGATCAAGGCGCTGGCCAGCACGATGCCTTTGTCGGTTTGCATCGCCAGCTCGGTCAGCATCTGGACGGCCTGCCGGTAATGGCTCATGGTGAAGGGCCGGAAACCGAACACGGTTTGCAGCTCGCTCAGGTGCTCGCGCCGGGTCTGCTCCCGCTGGCCGTACTCGTTCCAGCTTTCGACGCCGACCTTGAGCTGGTCGGCGACCAGCTTCAACAAGGGCGGGAACGGTAGTTCATCGACGCCCAGGATGACGCCGGGAAAGCGCAGGTAACAGAGCTGCACCGCGAAGCCCAGCCGATTGGCTGGCCCGCGCCGCTGTCGGATGATCGAGAGGTCGGTATCGTTGAATGTGTAATGTCGGATCAGGTCGTCCTTGGAGTCCGGCAACGCCAGCAGGCTTTCCCGCTCGGCGGCGGACAGGATGGAACGACGTGGCATATTTACTGATCCGTTCTCAAGTATTGATACAGGGTTTCGCGACTGATTCCGAATTCACGAGCAAGCTTGGTCTTTTGCTCGCCAGCCTCGATACGTTGGCGCAGTTCGGCAATACGCTCAGACGACAGGGATTTCTTCCTGCCACGGTAAGCCCCGCGTTGCTTGGCGAGCGCAATACCCTCGCGCTGACGCTCGCGGATCAGGGCGCGCTCGAACTCGGCGAACGCGCCCATCACCGAGAGCATCAGGTTCGCCATCGGAGAGTCTTCGCCAGTAAAACTGAGGTGTTCCTTGACGAATTCGATATGCACGCCGCGTTGTGTCAGCGTTTGCACGATCCGGCGCAAATCATCGAGATTGCGCGCCAGGCGATCCATGCTATGCACCACCACGGTGTCGCCGGTGCGGGCGAAGCTTATCAGCGCTTCCAGTTGCGGACGCTTGACATCCTTGCCGGATGCCTTGTCGCTAAAAGCGCGATCAACCTTGACGCCTTCCAGTTGCCGTTCCGGGTTCTGGTCGAAGGTGCTGACCCTGATATACCCAATGCGCTGTCCAGTCATGGAATTCCCTGCAAAATGTCAGGGAAGACTCTATGACCTTCAACGAGATATGTCAATAAATTCAAAATTCAATCCTATCCTGACGCAATTTACACATGGCATCTGACATCAGGTTAGGGTATGCCTCAACCTGACGGCGGCGAATCACAAGCGTCCGGTTTGACGCTGGTTTCGGTCGCAGTGCTGGCCCGCGCCTGGAAGCGCTGATAGCACTCCAGCCCGCAGAAATGCTGGCACTGTTGCAAATAGTCGGTGGTGATAAACTTATCATCCCCTTTTGCTGATGGAGCTGCACATGAACCCATTCAAAGGCCGGCATTTTCAGCGTGACATCATTCTGTGGGCCGTACGCTGGTACTGCAAATACGGCATCAGTTACCGTGAGCTGCAGGAGATGCTGGCTGAACGCGGAGTGAATGTCGATCACTCCACGATTTACCGCTGGGTTCAGCGTTATGCGCCTGAAATGGAAAAACGGCTGCGCTGGTACTGGCGTAACCCTTCCGATCTGGCACTGTTGCAAAGTTAGCGATGAGGCAGCCTTTTGTCTTATTCAAAGGCCTTACATTTCAAAAACTCTGCTTACCAGGCGCATTTCGCCCAGGGGATCACCATAATAAAATGCTGAGGCCTGGCCTTTGCGTAGTGCACGCATCACCTCAATACCTTTGATGGTGGCGTAAGCCGTCTTCATGGATTTAAATCCCAGCGTGGCGTTGATTATCCGTTTCAGTTTGCCATGATCGCATTCAATCACGTTGTTCCGGTACTTAATCTGTCGGTGTTCAACGTCAGACGGGCACCGGCCTTCGCGTTTGAGCAGAGCAAGCGCGCGACCATAGGCGGGCGCTTTATCCGTGTTGATGAATCGTGGGATCTGCCACTTCTTCACGTTGTTGAGGATTTTACCCAGAAACCGGTATGCAGCTTTGCTGTTACGACGGGAGGAGAGATAAAAATCGACAGTGCGGCCCCGGCTGTCGACGGCCCGGTACAGATACGCCCAGCGGCCATTGACCTTCACGTAGGTTTCATCCATGTGCCACGGGCAAAGATCGGAAGGGTTACGCCAGTACCAGCGCAGCCGTTTTTCCATTTCAGGCGCATAACGCTGAACCCAGCGGTAAATCGTGGAGTGATCGACATTCACTCCGCGTTCAGCCAGCATCTCCTGCAGCTCACGGTAACTGATGCCGTATTTGCAGTACCAGCGTACGGCCCACAGAATGATGTCACGCTGAAAATGCCGGCCTTTGAATGGGTTCATGTGCAGCTCCATCAGCAAAAGGGGATGATAAGTTTATCACCACCGACTATTTGCAACAGTGCCCCATATCAGCCCCCTCACTTCAACATGGATGAGAAAAGAACAATTCCCGGGATAATTGCCCTTGTTGCGCTCATTTTCTCTTCCAGATCCAGCTTTCGCTGATACAGCGTGTTCTCGTCGGATAAATTGCTGACATCGAGTTTCCCCGCGATAGATATTCTTCGCAGGCGATCAGTGTTAGGTATTGCGATTAGCACTTCCAGATAGTCAGAAAGTAACCCAATGATTTCAGGTGGCACTTCCCCATTATCCAGATCCATATCACGCAAATTAGCCAGATATGACACATTCAGTGGGTATACCGCTCGATGGGTATCTTCAAGCTCGATATTCCCATCGTAAACGTCGGAGTAGACAAGATCGCCGGTATGATCCGTAACCGATACGAGCGCAAGAAAATCAGCAGGGCAAGCAAGTGATTTACAGGTCTGATCAGTGAAGCGTATCCGCTTGATGTGTCCCGCCCTATCCTGGTAGGTTCCCAATGCTTTTCTTAGCAGGGATTCCAGTAAGGCAGGTTCATCCGCAATCAAAGGTGTGAAGCGGGATTTGACGTCTTCGAGTAATTGTCGTGGTGTCATTGAAACCTCGTAGAATCTGGTGTGTTAACTGATTCTACGAGATGTCATTTGTCCATTGTGCCAACTGTTATTATGGATATCGTAATTCGTACGAATCGCGCTGTTACAGGATGTATAGCAACCTTAATAATTATTTGAATATATCGGTTATAGTTGGGTAATTATACATCTTAAGCTTATCTCTAAATTTCATAGAAAATATAGGGTCTACCTTACATCTCTGTGAGAGCTTTGCAAGCCTTAGCTCCCTCTCTTTCATAATATCTTTGTATTCTCTATCAATACTCTCCTGAATTTGCTGATTCTCAACAGGAGACGGTTTTGTAATTTTATCCCATTGATAAGTTGGATTCTCAGTGTAATTTAAATCATCATTTTGAAGTAATTTCTCAAGATGAGACATAGCATTTTCATATAGCATTCTATCTTGGGGCAACATACTTGCAACACGCACTTCGCTTTCAATTTCCGATACTATCATTTCAAGTTGACGTTTTTCCATCGCTATAGCTACACGGAATGGAAACAGGGCTTCTTGCTTAATCATTTGACAATTCACATTATTGTTTATGTCACTAAGTAATTTTACAAATGAGAACTTCGCTAAAGGCTGCTGATTTATGACACTCTGTCTAACTGGCATTGTGTAGCTCGGTGTTTTTTCAAGTGTTTTCTTCACTTGCTCTATAGCAACATTAGGAGTTTTGAGAACAGTCTTTGCTGGAATACGTAGCACCATAAACCCCTCCTTTATTGAATATTCATCACGAATACGATCTCGCTCTATTTGTTCAGGGGATGAATGCCATGCTGCACCATCAATTTCTATAATTTGGCGTCCATTTACGACAAAATCAAAACGATAACGCTTATAGGGCACTTGCATTTCAAGCACTAAGTCAGGAGAAACTAACATTCCAGATTTAGGTTTAAGATTAAACTCTGCAACCATTTTACGAAGAAATGCCTCCTCAGCCGGAGATTCGCAACCTTTGCAAAATATATCAAGCCAGTTTTCTGCGTCAGCGTCAACAGTTTGCCACCATGCTAACAGTCCGCGTCGGTGTCCATATAATCGTTCATCTGACGGTTTTGTTAATGGCTTTGTTAACGGTTTAATTAAGGGTTCATTTAACGGCTTATTTAACGGATTTAATAACGATTCATTTAATGGTTTGATTGACGGTCTATTTGACGACTCAATCGGTGGTTTAGATGATGATTTGTTTTTTTTATCAAAACCTACGATAGTTATATATGCTACATATAGCATCATGCCTGCAACAGGCCATACACATGGATAAATCACGTAACACAACAGTAATAGAACAATAGTCCCAAAAAATGTTAACTTCTTCCGCATACCAAACTCTTTGCATCAATAAAGGGGGCTGGCTTATATAATCAAATCACATGCCCGAAATAAAAGATGACCAACACCAACGGAAATAACACTCTAAAGCTCCACCGCCAGCACCACCAGCACCACCAGCACCACCAGCACCACCAGCACCACCAGCAACTGCACCCAAGGTAGAAGTTCCTTTAATATTATATCCAGTAACACTACCAGCTACTGCACCGAGAACAGCACCGAAAGTCTGAGCTGCTTATTTATTAGCTGTATTATCAACTTTTACTTTGGCTGGGAGAACAGAGATTATATTTACTACTCTTGTTTTGAATTAAGTTGGGCTGTGTCGTACACATCTGCCGCATATTCAGCACCATTAGACTGACACCCTGAGAGAAAAATTGCAGAAACAACCATGACGCATAAAGAAGAAATTTTAGCCATTAGAATCATCCCAGAAAAAAATATAATCCAAGAAAATCTATCACATAAGCCAAATACAAACAAGATTACAAACAAGATTAATCCTATTGATGTATATCAATTATTATAAAAAATACGATCTTCATTGCTGAAGCTGCGTTATATTAAGTCTAAAAAAATCAACCATCGATATTATATGCTCTGCTAATAATTTATACTTGATTTAGTTGAATTGGATTAATATTGACACTTACTCACTCTCTAATTATATATAATTTCCAATTTTATATGCGCATATATAGAAACCTATACCAATAGCACTTCGCTCTAATAAATTTGTATTTTTAAGTCGCGAATGCTATCTTTTCGCATCATATTGACCTTTTAATCGTTCAGGCTTGTAGTTCCGCCGTCGTAGCAAATTCTGCGACCGGGTTTAGCAGCCTGAATACTTACGCGGACAACCGCAGATTTCCGATATTGCGGTATTTTTGTGTCCGTAAACCACGTTACGCCCGAATTATGGTGGGGCGTGATGGGGAGGCTTCGGCCTGCTGGTTTCGTAAGTGCCAGTCTGCTAACCCCGTCACGTCCTGCCACCTGTTTAGCAGCGGGTCGCAGGTTGTTTATCAACTTACGAGGCCGTAACTATGGTTAATGCCAATCCTTGCGCACGCCAAGAATTCATCTGGCGTTTCTATTCCTGTAAAAAACACCACTATCACTTCGTTATCGCAGCAACAGAAGACGAAGCACGCTCTCAATTGCCTGATGGCCCCTGCATTTTTACTGCCCGTTTTTCAACTAACTCGCGCAATTCACTTAGTTACTGGAGCCTCCCCTTCTCTGCCGACGTTCAGGGGGGTTTATGAAAACACCTCTCGTCACCCGTAATGAAATAGCCGAAGCGATCGCCTTGCATACTGCCTGTATGCCGACACGGGAGACCCCCGGCGCAATTGCCAACTATTTCATGATAACCAGACGTTTTTATACCCGAACAGATAAGGCTGTGATCAACAGGCTACTGATAGCCGAGATCAGGGATTATTTGATTGAACAAGGACGTCTACGTTACGCAACAGTGGCAGCAGAAATGAGAAAGGAGGCGCGCAGAATGACCGGTAATAATTTGAATGTTGAAAAACCAGCACCTGTTGCTTCAGCTACGCCATCACCAGCTGTGAATGTTATCTCCAACACTGGAGACACAATCGACAGCCAGACACTGTTAAAGATGGTCAATGAAGCGCGTAAGTTATGTGTGGAACCAGAGGTTCGGAACAACAAATTCATCGAAAAAATACTCGACGAATTAGAAGGTGAGGACGGTTACACAAAAAGTGCAACCGTGCCGCCAGGTGGCGGTACGCCTATGGTTGTCATAACCATGACCTACAAACAAGCCCTGCGAGTCGCGCGCGCGAGTCAAAAGCGGTCCGCCGTTCGCTGATCGACAAACTGGAAGAATTGCAGCAGGCATACTCCCCTGCCCCATCGATCCCCCAAACATTACCAGAAGCTCTACGCATGGCTGCCGAGTTGGCAGAGCAGAAAATGCAGTTGGAACAGCAGCTGGTGGCCGCAGCCCCTAAAGTCGATTTTGCCGACCGGGTATCAGTGGCCAATGGAATCCTGATCGGGAACTTTGCAAAGGTCGTTGGACTTAAGCAAAACGCCCTTTTCTCATGGTTGCGCCAGAACGGCATTCTCATGGCTTTTGGAGCGCGCAAAAACGTACCGCGCCAACAGTACATCAATGCGGGGTATTTCACGGTGAAAGAAGTGGTGCTGGATGATGAAAATGGCTACCAGATACGGCTGACGCCCCAATTAACGGGTAAAGGCCAGCAGTGGTTAACTCGCAAGCTACTTGATGCTGGTTTGTTAAAACCAGTGGCGTCCTTGTCTTAACGTATTCAGACCAGGATTTGCCATAAATTACAGGCATGTGTACGATATGCCCAACCCTGTTTTTCAGGGGAGGCGCAACGTTATGCGGGGGTTATGAACTCCTGGATGCGTAGCCTCCAGACAGAAAAAACCCTCGCCACAACGTTGCATGGAGGCAACCAGCGAGGGCATTCCTTATGTCTGATCAACAAGAGGATAGCCGCAAGCAGTTGCTGTTGCAAGTGTGCGGAGCTTCGTAATGACTCTTCAAAAAGCTTGCAAGTGGATTGTGACCAACATCATTGTTCCTGTCATCATCGGAGCTTCAAGTTCTGTGTTGGCATCAGTGATTGCCTCACTTCTCCACATTGCATAACAACATTGAAGGGCGTTAGTTCGCAGTGTAACAGCAGCGCGTTGCGCCCGAACAGGCCACAGGGTAAAACCTGTGGCCTTTTTCGTTTTAGCCAGCCACAAATCCACATTGAAAAACGCCTTATACAAAAAAACCTGCCAGCAAACTGGCAGGTTTCTGAGCAGTTCGACCAACCCGATCTGGATCGAGTCAGAAAAATTTGCTCTAATAAATTTTGTTTTCTGAGTGCAAAGAATCACCATTTCGAGCTGGTGATTGAAGGTTGATGCAAATTTGGAGAAAAAATGCAACAAACATTCAATGCGGATATGAATATATCAAACCTTCATCAAAATGTCGATCCTTCAACCACTCTGCCTGTTATTTGTGGTGTTGAAATTACGACCGACCGCGCTGGCCGTTACAACCTTAATGCTCTACACAGAGCGAGCGGACTCGGTGCCCATAAAGCGCCAGCTCAATGGCTAAGAACGCTGTCAGCCAAACAGCTCATCGAAGAGCTTGAAAAAGAAACTATGCAGAATTGCATAATTTCGTTCGAAGGCCGTGGCGGCGGCACTTTTGCCCATGAATTGCTCGCAGTGGAGTACGCTGGTTGGATTTCTCCCGCGTTTCGGCTGAAGGTAAACCAGACATTTATCGACTATCGAGCTGGAAGATTACAACCTGCTATTCCGAAGAGCCTCCCAGAAGCTCTCCGTTTGGCTGCCGACCTGGCAGAGCAAAAGCAACGGCTGGAGCAAAAAATGCTTATGGATGCACCTAAAGTCGAATTCGCCGAACGCGTTGCTACCGCCAGCGGGGTTCTAATCGGCAACTATGCCAAAGTGCTCGGCCTGGGCCAAAACTATCTCTTCACCTGGTTGCGTGATAACGGAATTCTGATCGCAACCGGTGAACGCAGGAACGTCCCCAAACAAGAATACATATCCCGTGGGTATTTCACCCTTAAAGAAACCGTGATCGATACAAGCAATGGAAGCAGGATTTCTTTCACGACTCGTATAACCGGCAAAGGTCAGCAGTGGCTGATGAAGCGATTGCTTGATGCTGGTGTGCTGGTACCTGTCGCGGCAACGCGCTAACAGACGTAGTAAGAACCACCAGCATTGTAATGCTGGCTAAAGTCACTTTCCTGAGCTGTATAACGATGAGCGATTTTACTTTTTCTGGCTATGAATTGGCCTGCTTTGTAACACACTCCGGTCTATCCCGTAGCGCCGGGCATATCCTGTCGCAATGTGCAAATCTCGCGGCAACAACCAGTGAATACTTCATTCACAAGCCTCACCGCCTGATCGCGGCAGAAACTGGTTATAGTCAATCAACCGTCGTTCGTGCATTCCGTGAAGCTGTAAACAAAGGAATCCTGTCTGTAGAGATTGTTATCGGCGATCACCGTGAACGTCGCGCTAACCTGTACCGGTTTACACCATCCTTTTTGGCCTTCGCACAACAAGCCAAAAATGCGCTGATTGAAAGCAAATTAAAGATCTCTTCAGCGGCAACTAAGGTTAAAGCTGTTCTCGCTAAGACATTAGCTTTATTTAATTTTTTATCCACACCCCCATGTCAAAATGATACCCCCTCCCCCTGTCAGGATGACGTGGCAATAAAGAATAAGAAGTCACAAGTTAAAAAAACAAAAAGATCAGTTTCCGGCGGTGCCGGAACGATCAGACTCAAAAAATTGACTTCATGGATCGCTGAGACAAAAGCAAAGGCTGACAATCTGCGGTTATCCAAAAAACGCGCTCAAAAACATGAGTTCAAGCAGAAAGTAGAGGCGGCAGCGCGGAAATATGCTTACCTGAAGAACAAGCGTTCTCCTGATATTGGCGGGGTATCAAACTTCGATAATCTGCCGCATTGCATGACGGTAAACGAAGCTCTTAATGCGGTTTTAGCCAAAAATAAAGATAACGAACAATGGGGTATACCGGCAGGATTCAGAGGGTGATAGATTGCTCTAATCTGGAGTCACCTGGCGTTTTCAGTTTGAGGTCGGAGATGCAATCTGATTTTTTACAGTTAGCGATCGCTTTTGCAGGATATGTTTGTATTGGCTTCTGTGTATACATGATCAGCCGAAAAATGCTTGTCGATATCGACCGCAAAGAACAAGCAGAGGAGATCTTAGTATGGATTTTCTTTGGCGCGGTCTGGCCATTAGGGATCATGTTTGCTGCAACATTTCTTCTGATGTGGATATTCACCCTTCCAGGTGATTTCTATAGAAAAAAAGCCAGACATTGATACAATCGTTGCGGGTGCTTGAGGCTATCTGCTTCAGGCATTACCCGAAAAGCAGATAGAAGAAAGCCCCAGATAACATTACGCGTCCTGCAAGACGCTTAACATTAATCTGAGGCCATATCTATGCTTAGCATACGTAGATTAGCCTCTTACCGACCAAAAGGTCAAGGAGAAGCAGGCTATGAAGCAGCAAAAAGCGATGTTAATCGCTCTGATCGTCATCTGTTTAACCGTCATTGTGACGGCACTGGTAACGAGGAAAGACCTCTGCGAGGTACGAATCCGAACCGGCCAGACGGAGGTCACTGTCTTCACAGCCTACGAATCTGAAAGGTAAGAGACCTGGCGGGGAGAGATCCCATAAGCGCTAACTTAAGGGTTGAACCATCTGAAGAATGCGACGCCTCGGTGCCTCGTTAAGACGATGCCTCGCGTTCTTCAATTGCGTTTTGTAGGCTGTCAGGGATACTGTCCCACGAATGGCCACCTGTAAGCTCCAGATGACCATTTTTGTTATTCTCCACAACGAGTTAGTTCTTCTTTTCGGATCCGGCACTTCTGGGGGGGAAATCCAGCGATGGCTGGATTATGTCGTCAATTAAAAATGCGGCGAGTAGATTAGCAAATATCCACGCTTTCGCGAGTTCAGGTTCCTTTGCACGCAAAGCATCCAGGTGCAGCAAACTTTTGAGCCGCTTAAAAGCCAGTTCAATTTGCCATCGCAGACGGTAACAATCAGCCACTTGCTCTGCTGAATATTCATCTTCCGGTAATGATGTTAGCAATAGCACATGGCCCGCTGCTTCCAGCGTTTCCGCCTGAACTACTCGTCCTTTTCGACGATTCTCGCTGAGCAGTCGGGTTTTACTGATTAATGCTTTTTCGGGAGGAAGTGATACGGCAATGAGACGTGCCGGAAAGGGAGCTCCGGCTTTTTTATTACCTGAATTGCCTATCATTACAGTGGTTTCACCGTTCTTACCGCAATCCAGCCCGCGCAGAAAACCCATCATGTCAAAGCGCATTCCTTCTGCAGTTAACCAGCGCAATCCTCGCCAGTGAACCCGGACGATATAATCAGCTTCTCCAAAAGCAAGTGAGCGGATACATTCGGGACGCGAACCGAATCCCCGGTCAGCAATGCGTATCTCGTCTGCCGTTTGCGCAAATCGGTCCAGCCGTTCAGCGTCTCTGCTGTCGGTTAGCTCAAAATCAGTGAACTGACAGGTATGAGGATCATATCCCATATGTAGTCGCCATTCAGCGCTGCCGCCCCCGGGCGCACTGATTGCTGTTCCATCGACAAGACGCAATCTCTTTCCGCTTGTACAACCCGTAACTGCGGCGCGTACAGCAAGTGTTTGTGCGGCAAGTATGCCAAACCAGTCGGCGGCATTCCGCAGCCGCTTCAGGAGAGCCACGTCAGATAATGTTGCAACGTCATGGAGCTGAGCCCATGCAGTGACTTCACGTAATGACATCCCCCCGGGGCCGTAAGCCAGCCCCAGACGTAGCAGAGTTGCAGCATCACGAATTTCGCGGCGGCGGGTTAGAGCCCCGGCATTACGTGCCGAAGTATCCAGTTCTTCGGGCTTACCAATATGGGCCAGAATTGCTGACCAGTTATCGTGAGAGTAATTCATCGGCACGTTAAATCATATCAGGCGTAATACCACAACCCTTAAGTTAGCGCTTATGGGAGTGATCCCCGCCACTCTTCGTGTGTCTGGTAACCTCAATGCACCCTTTTCTCCCCAATAGTGTAAAACACAATGAAGTAGAAGGAGTTATTTCACATCATGCAAAGATTCAGACCATATCTCCCAATAGCCTTCGCGACATGATGACTTTCAGAAATATCTAGCTGTTAACAAAATTCCATACTTGCTTTGCTAATACCACCTAGATTATATATGGAAAAATACACCTAAAACTTAAACAAATTATATCCACAACAAACATCCATCTATTAGGATTAAAATTAATTTAATAATAAATAATACAACACCGGTTCATTTTCTAACAAACCGGTGGGCACCATTATTGGAATAACTTACTGATTACATTAAAAACATTAAGGGCGTTACTTGCCACACTAGACATCTTGGCTGAATTTTTTTCGATTGAGTCAAGAACACTTTCGACTTCCGATAAAGTTCTTCTGCTATCTGCATCTTTTCCTGAGTCTATCGCATCTTTAATTGCAGATATAGCAGACTCTAAATTCTCCTTAAACTCACCTGTCGTCTCATCCTTCAAGAGAAGTTCTAACTCTTGTTTAAGTTTTTCCAATGATGCTCTTTTCTCATCAGTTTTACTAATCTTCCCTGAATAACTGACACAAACACATTCTCTTTTATTGCAGACAGGACAACCATTTAGATAATAACTTTCAAACGCCTCGCCAAGATCATCATCTTTAAAAATAATCCCCCATAAAGAAAACAACCAAGCATATATATCAGCACACTCTTCATGAAGATTTTCTTTGTTGTAATTTTTATCTTCAATTGATTTAGCATAAGCCTCTTGCAACTCACCCAACTCTTCGAATAACCTGGATGAATGATAAAACCCACCAAAAGTAGACCAAATGGTTCTATTCGACGGATAGATGTCATTAATCATTCGTGGCGCATAAGGCGGAAATTGCATAGGTTTAATAGCGTTATATTTATTGAAAAGCTCATCTTTAATTCCTTTTGCGCTTCTTATTTTCTCTGGCTTTCTGTGTGTTTGAGAACAGGAACAAGGCGCCCCTAAGCAATAAGGACAGCAACTAGGAAATTTTTTATAAAATGCTTCCTGTGGTTGTATTTCAAGTTTATCACAGATTGCAAAAAGCCAAGACAATGCTTCTATATAGGTATTTTTTAATAATTCTTTATCCTGATTACCATCACGAATAAACTCACGTGTTAAATAAGCTGTTTTCCTTGTCAGATAAGAGTACATATACTCAAATGATTTTTCTTCATTTTTTTTGCTGTAAATACCTACAATAATATTGCTCATATCATTGATACGTAACATGACATTCCTCTTAAATAAGCCAATACTTCCTAGAACCATATATGCTTCGACAAAGATTAACGGACATCTTGCCTTCACAAACTTTGACGCTACATAAATTTAACCATGTGCATACTAAATATTTAAGGTAGAAAAGTATAGGAGTATTTATTAATAGGTAACTGTTAGTTTACACTCACTTCATACCAGAGTATTTACAAGATGTTATTTTACTCTATTCGCTAGGCGGTGGAATGCGGTTGTATCAAGGGGAGGTAAACCTCCCCCGAAGAAGATTAAAAGTACAAGGGATAACACTTAATCCCACTCAATCCAGTTGTAGACGATACGAAGTGACGGGCGCACAGCGGCAGTCACATCTTCGGTACTAAAGTCGATTGCATCACTGTAGATTTTGCAGTCCAACATTTCAATTGTTGTAGCAGCTTTTGTCACAGCGTTAACCCCGGAAGATTTGGATTCAGGGGTAGCAGCCATCGTGATATCAACATAGTCCTTCGCCGCAATGCGATCTTTAATGAACTGAAGAATATCGCCTTCGATAGTCTCCACGCACTGGACCTGGATTTCCCCAGAGTTTCGAATTGGACCGTGCTGGTTGAACTTCACACCATTCGGACCATAGTCCTCCACATCCTCGCGGGTCATTTCAGGAATTTGCGACGTGCGAACCAGTACGCTGATATCTTCATGGCCTGCAAAAGTGAGCTGGAATTCAGAAGATACCAGTCGTTCGCCTTTGGCCGCGTTGGCAGTATAGCGGCCCTTAATAAATTTACGGTTTCCCTTAGTGTTATTGTGCCCCATATAAAATCCTTTTACTGGAACGCCCGAACAATATCGGAGCTGTTATATATCGAAGAACCGGTCAACTGGAGGTTGACGGTGTTTTTCAGGAAATGCCCATTGCTGTCCCTGGGCGCATCGAGATCGAAACTTATGTCCTGGATAGCGACATCAATGATGTTGATCCGGCGACCAATGTTTAGCGTCACGCGCTCCGGGATTCGACCACCAATACTGGCATCTTTAAGTTCCGGGCTAATCATCGCTGACAATGCGGCGATAGCTCCTGAAACCTCCGTGAATGGGTCAAACAAAGCGATGAAAGTTACTGGCAGCGTGAAAGTCGGCGGTGTTCCCCCTTCCCAAACCATTAAGCTGTTCCAACGGGCAACCGACGTTGTTTCAGTACCAACCTGCGCAAAACCACTGAAGGCACCAGCAACAGATCCCATGGACATACCGGTAAACGGCGCTTCCCAATTCTGGGCCATGTTCATTGCCGCCCCCTGGCTGATATATCCGGTAACCTGGTACTGAGAGTTCGTTAAAGTAACTTTCAGAAATGGCGATACACCGTCAGCCTGGCTGTAAACCCCATAAGGTATAGGTGCCATTCAAGTTAAAGGCCGGAGTTCTCCGGCCTCCTCCTTTAGCCAAGGCGCTTACGGCGCAGTTTCATTGACTTTTTGCGGGCAAGTTTTGCCGCGCCGGTCTGGGCTTTTCGACGCGCTTTTTTCAGCGCCGATTTTTGAGCCGCAGTCAGACGTTTTTTACGCAGGCGTTTACGGATGAGTTTGATCTCACCGTTACGAACAACCTTCTTAAATGCTTCAGTCAGCATTTCATCAGAAGTGCCAGCAACAACAAACGCCGCTTCCAGTTCGTCACGGTCGTCGCTATCTAAACCAGCGATAGAGGCACCAACATCAGCAGCTGCGTCGTCGTCTTCATCATCAGCCAGTGCTTCGATCAGGTCATCATCTACACCGCATGCTGCGAGGAAGTCAGCAACATTTGCCCATGCTTCGTTATAGGCATCGTCCTGTTCTTCTGTAACTTCGGAGTCGTCGTCATCAGAGATACCAGCGATAGCCTGAACGAAACCATCAAGGGAGTCGAAAGTCAGATCACCGCTATCAGCCCAGGCGAAAACGGCGTCGGCCGCATCACTCAACGCATTCTGCATAGCACTTCGATTTGCAGCTTCCAGAATCATCTGGTGCGCCTGTTCGACGGTCCATTCTTTACCGTCTTTCCCTTCCAGGATTTGCTCAGGAGCCGGGGCAGATGGAACGTTATCGTTAGTCTGTGCCGCCGGTTCCGGATTATTATTAATAACCGGGTCTGTTGGCGGTTCGGCGCTTGCTCGGGCAGACTCCATCAGCTGCACAGGATCAGAGTTCAAAGCGAAACGAGACAGTCCATTCCCCAAAAATGCCCCGGATTGAAAAAAGTTTTTGCTCATTGTATTCCCTTACTTAATAAGCAGCGGTACGCCCTGGATACGACGGGCTACGCCAGTCGGGCAGCAGGCCCAGACTACTTCCCATTTATCGAATTCCGCCTGCGTAACTTTCAGCACATACGGTTCTGTACCGTCAGCATCAGGATCACGAGGAGCCACCAGAGCGCCGGAGGCGACAAAGCGATCCAAAAGTTTGGTCATCCCTTTAGTCAGACCAGCGGCAGTAATACCGTCAGGGCTATGCTTCATCTGGCGGGCTAACTGGACAAAGAAACGGCTGATTGCATTCATCAGGGATGGGACGTGCTGGAAGTGCAGATAGTTATCCTGCGTGCAGCAAGTTAAAGCATCGTCGATGATCATCTGGCCAGAGGTGCCAACAGATACTTTATTGAGGCGGCCCTTAACCATTGCTTCTTCGTCCGGGGTATCTTCCGGATACAGCGGTTGAATTGACGCACGAGCAATGACGGCACGTTCTTCACCAGCCGGTGAGTAATGCCAACCGCCGACATCAGAGTTTTTCTTGACGCCACGAGCTTTCGCCGCATACGCCGCGCCAGACAGACCGAAGACCACACGGGATTGGGTCCATTTGTCTTTGCAGGAGAACGGGAAGTGATAGACAGCACAGCTTACATAATCGGTACCAAATAAACCGGTATCTTCAACAGCAGAGAGCGCTTCCGTATACGTCAATGTCGGTTTGACATCAAAGAAGCCATCAATCAGGCGATCAGAACAAATATTACCTAACGCGGTGATCGCCGCATTGTCATAGCAACCCAGGCCGAGAACAGCGGTGTACATGTACGGCGCATTGTTCAGCACTTTCACCGCACGCAGGTACGCAGCGGTTGAGATTTTCGACTGATCACCGTTGGTACCACCAGTGAACGCCAACGATTTTTTATTTGTTACTTTCGCCGTCGAAATCAGCTCTTCATTAACAACCGCGCGCAGATATTTAGAACGGGCTTCCAGAGCCGTAGGCAGATAACACAAGCGGCCCATGTCATCTTTCGCTTCTTCCGCCAAAGACACAGTGTGTGTCTCCAGGGTCGTTACCACGCCGAGCGAAGTCGTCTGGGTAAGTTTTAAGAGGAAGCGTTCATTACCCGCGCTGTCCGCTGTTGCCGTTTCGATGGTTAACTCACGGGTAGGTGAAATACACGGATCACCATCATCAACGTAGATAGCAAAGGCTTCGCCACTATCAAGTTCAATTTCAGAACCGTATGGCAACGCACTGTAAGCCGGTTCGCCTGATTCATCGAACATAATAATCGGGAACTTCGCATCATCCGGAACAGCACGAACAACATAACCTGACGTTTGCTGAATAGCTTCGTATACATGGCGAATTGGTTCGAACTGTGAGCCGGAAGACGGCTTCAGCGGTTCGCCGAGAACATCTTCGTAATTGGACTCAGTAACCGCAAGAACAGTAAACGGCTTGCCACGCGCAAATACGCCAATACCAGCCCACAAGCTGCTATTTAATGCAACACCGGTAGATAACGTCGCATCGGCATTGATCGGGCTAACCGCGACGCCGGATGCATTACCTAATGACTGTTGAATTGAATATTGAGACATAACTTTCCCTGTTATGCGCCCCGCACGGGGGCGCTATGTTAAACGGAGAACTTCCCCTGATTACTCAGAGTCACCGGCATCAATCGTGTCGCCGCTAATGAAGTTAAGCCCGCCTTTTTTGGCCATTGTCAGCGTTACACGAGTGAAGTAATCAGCGCCGTTGCGTGGGTGCATATCGTTGATAGCCGAACCCCACAGTGTGGTACGGTTGACCAGCGCCGGAGTGGTCGGATGCTGGAACGGGATAGCCGGGACAGCATCACCAGTCACGAAGCCTGCTTTACCCGGATTTTCATCACGGACGTAGCACAGCACATCCATCGAGCTGAACTGAATGTTCTCTGTCGTTAAGTTCTTACAAATACCAGCAGGTACTTCGTACACTTTCACGTTACCGAACAGGGTACCGATGTAGTGAACATACGGAGTCTGGATATAGTCTTCGGCTGGCTGGAAGAAATCCTTCGGCAACTGTTTGAAGAAAGATGCTGCATCAGCACCAGCAAACATCCCCATCGCACCAGAAGATTTAACGCGCTCAATAATGTCGCGATATACAGTCTGGAATTTGCCACGAATGATGGTTGCCCATACATCAAAGGACTGGTTAACCGGCAGAGCGATGTCAAAGGTGTCGGTCGCAAGAGTACGCCAGATCATGATGCGAAGACGCAGCATATCCTGTTCATGAGACAGGTATTCCTTCAGGGTGCGGAACTGTAGGGAACCCAGGTCCAGACCAAATTCACGCTGTGCTTCATACGCCGCCTGTACCGTGTGCTCAGCCGCGATAACGAACTGGCTTGGGAACAGGGTGTATTTCTTCATTTCGTGGTTGATCAGCGGGATCAGCTCAGGAGCGGCTTCAATATTGATTTCCGTCTCAATTGCGATCTCAGTGCCTTTATCCGGCGCTTTGGAGAACGACAGGGCAATCTGACCAATGTTGTAGTTCAGAGAGCAGGTAACAGTGATTTGCTCACCAGCAGCATTAGTAAACGAGTGAAGTAGGCTGCCGGAACCGTTATCAACAACAGACTTAATACGGTTAACGTAGATATTAGTGCGACCTTTTCGGATTGGTACATTCTGGCCTTCGAAGTCTTCCATCTTGAAGGTTGCGGTTTTGCTGGTGCCATCGGAGCTTGCCACCAGCACATAGCGGCGGCGTAACTGGCTGTACACACCGACGGATTGCATGTCCAGAACATCACCAGCAGCATAAGAACCAAAAGAGGAACCTGCCACGTTAAAGACTTCATAGATGTCGGACTGGTCACGCGTAACCGGAATGAAGGTACACGCATCAGCGGTAGCTGCCCCCAACTGAACAGGCAGGATCATCGCGAGGAATAAAGGCAGACGCATAACACCGTCAGAAACGCTCATCATCTCTGCTGCAACGGATTCCAGCATCGCTTTATTAGTGGCATCCATGCTATTGCGGGTGGACTCAATCAGGCAGTTTTCCAGCGTCTGGTGGCAGGAGGCCAGAATTTCCGGACGCGGCATAGATTTATGTGCTGCGGCGTAGTCAGCCAGTGCACTTGCCCACGCTGTAGCGATTTGAGCGGTGGCATTATCAGAGATACCCGCAAAAACCGGGTCTTTACGTGCAGCTTCAAGGATAGATGCGGCACGCGCGGCATCATCTTTAATGAATTGGTTATCAGTACCGAACTGCGCAGTGCTTGCCCAGCCAAGCACAGCTTTAGAGCGTTTTGCGATATCTGCAATACGATTCTGGTATTCGCGTAAGTTACTCAATTTACTCTTCCTTAAACACAAGGCACTTGTGTGAATCCCTTTTCGGAAGAGATTTTATTGAAAGTCACTTGTTGACTTTCTCGCTAAAAGTAATTTTTTAAATTTTTTGTGCGGGGGAGGGGGCAAGTAAAATAGGCGTGAAACCGTGGGAATTTCAGTCTGAAATTTTTCTAAAAAACATATATAAATCATAATGTTAATAATGAAATCGGTGCGGGACATTTTAGGCAGGGGAGGGGCTAACGCCACCTCCCACCAGCAGGTTTATTTTCCTGCGGACATTTTCTCAATGATTTTTTTTATTGCTTCGTCAATTTCAGTTTGCACTTCAGATGGGAGTCTGGAGAACTCGTAGGCGACTACCCGTTTTTTCGGATCGGTCTTCTTTCGTGCGTACTGGCGTCGGTCAGAGAAATCTCGCAGCTTCTCTACCACTACAGATTTAACCGGCGCAGGTTTCAGGCTTTTGCTTTCCGCTTTGAAGATAGCCAGTATCTTCGCTTTATCCTCTTTCGCGCCCTCAGTCTCTGCAATTCGCTCGCGCACCGTATCAACCAGTTCTCCAATCGGTACGTTTTTAGCGTTAGCATCTTCGGAGATCTGGAGCAGCAACTGGTAATCAGGCAGGGCGAGATCGCTGGCAACAGGGAAGACAGCAATCATCTCATCCGGCACCGCCGCAGCCTGGAAAGCTCGCGTCACTTTAGCCTTTGAGATGTTCTCAGCTCGGGCGATCTCTTCTTTGGTCATATTCTTGCCGTACATAACCTCGAAGCGTTTACCCAGCTCGCGCAGGGTGTGTTCGCGGGCTGTCTGGATATCAATGGCCAGCTGGCGGGCATCTGCCAAGCTGATCTCATCTTTCGTCACCAGAATCTCAAATTTCGTTTCATTGAAGATACACGCAGCGCGGCGACGTGATCCGTCCAATACCTCAATGCGCTCCCCAACCATACGGCCGATAGCCGGGAAGAACTGTTGCAATTTAATGGTGCGGGAAATATCGCTTACCGACTCAGGGGTGAGCAGAGACTGATCGCGGCCGTTAACTGCCGGGTCAACGAACGTGCGCGACTCAATCTCACCACTCAGCACAACGGTAAGCAAAAATTTAGCCTGGCGGCCAGATTTTAGGGTAAAGGTTTTGGTGCCTTCACTGCCTTCAAGCATGCGAGCAAACTCGGAGCTATTCTTGCCCAGCACTCGTCCACGGGAAACTATTTTTTTCATGCCGCCTCACCCCTAACAAACTCAATTCGATCAAACACAGCCTTAGTGAAACGCTCGGCCTCGGTTCGTGCCTTCTTCAGCGCCTCTGCACTGCCTGGATACGATTGCGGGTTGGCACTGATTACGGTGTCGAAAGACTCGCCGCATCGCTCAAATCCATCCAGACGAGGCAGAGAAGAGTCCAGAATGTTGCTGGCGTAAACCTCACGCGCAAGGCTGTGTGATGTCTCGTGATCGCGCTTGCCGGTCATCTTCGACATAAAACCAATGCTGGCGCTTAAACGCGGTTCTACGCCTTCCTCCTCCAGTTGCTCCAGCATTTCTGGCAGACGGGTGAGATATTTCAGTGTTGAGTGGAAGTCAACCTGGGCTGGTGGGGTAGGGGTAAGCAGCAAATCGCTGGCCGCCAGACCGTTGAGCAGGAACGGATCCAGGTGTGGACCGGTATCAATAAAGATAAAGTCATAATCATCCGCAACACGATCAATGATATTGCGGCGAAGGATTTCGTACTGATTTTGTCCGGGAAGATGCTCTTCAACCAGCTCTTTCCATTGGCTGGCAACAAAGCCATCGTCGATAGAGGCTGGAATCACGTCTACGCCAGGAACGATGGTCGGACGAATCACCTCTTTGCGTAGCGTCTCCGCGTCCAGGTCGTTCAGCATCGCCTGCGCGGCGGTTTCCAGGATGGAACCAATACTGTGAGTATGGTCGAGGAACATTGTGCTGGATGCCTGAGGGTCAAGGTCAATTACCAGAATGCGCAGATCGTGACGCAGTAAATCCTGATGCACACGCAGAGCGTGCGCCAACGTGACTGTGGAAACCGTTTTGGATACGCCACCCTTCAGGTTTACGACAAAAATAACGTAAGGCGATTTGTGAATGTCGCGATATTTGGGGATCTTACGGTGGGCATAGATATCAATGACGTTCTGGATGGTCAGCGCGTACTGTTCAACGTTACCGACCTGTTTCTTGTTGAACTGGTACCCATCATCTTCCATCTCTTTGATGGCCTGCTCCACAATGCGGCGGCTCAGCTTCGGCAACTTTGCCACAGCGTTACGAGTGAACGTCTGATAATACTCGGTCTGATTGAACTCTTTGCGCTGATCTTCAATATCCTGACTCATGGCCTTAAGTAATGCGCTTGCACGAAGAGCTATGGTGCCGACACCGCCGTAATCGCGTTTCATCATCATCTCCTTATCATTTCGTATGAGTGAATTGTACGTTTGATTCTGCTACGTGCAACTTTTTTTGATTCGTGCGTCAATTATTGCACGTAAAGAAATGGCGATGAGGCTATTAGATGTGTGCTGGAGGGATGATGCAGGACCAGAATGTGCGATAGAGGGAAGTCGCATTGAATTATGTGTTGTGGAGGGATCGCTTGTATCAAATATGTGTGCTGGAGGGAAAGACAGAGAATTACATGTGCACTGGAGGGAAAAACGGATGGACAGATGTGTGCTGGAGGGAAAGTCTGAGCAAACTGCGGGGCGTCCCCCTCCAGCGCACATCAAAAACGGGAAATTGGACAAGCCTTCCCGGCAGCACACATTTTTTGAATGCAGCTGCCCTCCAGCACACACTTATTCGGGGAGTTTCAGCTTTGGATTGCGAGAATGGACGATTACAAAACTTTCCCGGCCTTTCTTCTCAATTGAACAGTCGAGATAGCCGATTGTTTTAAGCTGTTCTATCGCTTTCTTAATGATACGGTTTTGCTCGCCAACAGCTGACTGCAAAGCCAGGCGCTCACGGATTCGGGCGAAAGATAGCGGCAACGGATTCTGCGGAAGGCTTTCGATGAAAGTGTAAATGGCTTGTGCAGCTTCTTTCTTCGGAAGGGCACGCAAGGCGTGGTGTTGCAACAGAACGCGATAATCAAGCTGGAACAGCTCCCACAGCTTCGAATCAGCCTCCAGCTCTATCAGATCAAGGTCAGCATCAAAACGACCGACCTTTAGCAGACCAGTCTGATAGCCGCCTTTAGCATCTTTTCCGCGCTTAAAAGCGATACCCTTGTTACGTAAGCGTCCAAGTGATTCATGAATGGTTAAACGCAGTTTCGCATCCAGACGTTTTGAGGGGAAACCACAGGCTTTAGCGAATTCCTGAAACGATAACTGGATGGTGTTTGAGGACAAGCCGTATTTGCTGAACGCGTAGATGACACCGATCCACGTTTTGAAATCAGTATCCATATCGAGTCGAGGACCGGTGATTTTAATATCATCGTAACCCTCGGCTTTAGCTATCTCCAGCTGGGAAAACGCTTTGGTGGCATCAATCTCTTTACTTTCTCCTTTGCTCTTTGATGGCTTCGGCACGAATACCCCCAAGCGCATCAACGCTACAGGCTGCACAGTGTTGTTTGAATTAACTGTTAGTTCTTTTGCCTTACTTTCAATGTCTGCGTAAAGAATATCGGAGATAAATGATTGATTCATATTACTTTTTCCGAATTGTGTGGATAGTTTTTATAAGTGGTGATAACTACCCAGGCTTTCCCGTCAGCACACATCCTATATCCCGCCAGCACACATTAGCAACCCGTCAGCACACATTTTTATCCCTCCAGCACACATCGTTTTCCCTCCAGCACACATCGCGATACACTTCTAAGCCAGACGTGGCGCGGCCTGCAACGATCAGGGATCTATATGGATCTAATTGGGATCTATATGGACCTGATTATTGGATCTATCCAGTGGATAATGTGGATAAGTGAAAAACCGGCCAACGTAGCCGGTTGGAAGGGAGTCGTATTATTCTACGCTTTCGATGAGAAGACCATGTTCATAGCATTTAAGCTCATCGCCCTCGTACAGGAATTGGTATCCAATACCACCATATTCAGGCACATTAGGGAATAACTCATCACTTACCGAAGAACAAATCACACCAATGCAGCGATCAACGCCTTCTCGTTCTTCAGTGCTGAAAAAATCCTCTTCGGTAAGAACATGAGTACATTGCTCATCAGCATAGGTCAGAAATACATGCTCGATGCAATCCGGGTGTTTTAAACCAAGCTGATCGGCAAGCTCGAAAGCATGACGGTATTGTTCAGATCCTGGCTTGCCAACAGTGATTTGCTCAATTTTGTAGATTGAAGTCGTTTTGTTGATAGTTTGCTTTACTGTTACTTTATCAGACATAAAAATCCCTTTTAGTTACCGCTGATAGCGCGGTTGTAATCATTAACGTTGCGATTCTTCCTGTTAATCCCCATCAGCATCGTTTCTGTATCAAGGATATAGGCTGGCAGATCATCAAAATATTCACTGCTAAACTCTGGCATCCTGCACATAAATGCACTTTTGGGGGCAGGGTGATTAACCTTTGTCGGCGTCGGCGTTAAATTCGCTGATCGACTCCCGGAGCAACCGCTGAGTGTCAACAGGAATGCGCTGGCGAACACTACCCGACGCAACCAGTTGTTTCTGAACTTCAGCTTTTCGTTCCATTTGTCTGTCTGCATACTTCGCTTGTTCTGATTCATTTTTCACTTCCTGGCTGTGAAAATGTTGATCCGCTTTATTCATCGTCTCAATGGTCTGGTTAAGATCAATGATTGACTTATCGCGCTCCTTAACAGCCTGATCAAGGCTGCCAATTTTTTCCAAGGCGTGCTTTAACTGATAACGTTCCCATGCAAACCCAGCACCAACAAGTGCGCAAATCAGGACAAGAACACCAGTAACAGCAAGTTTCTCCTTCAAAGACAAAGCTGTTTTTAACGTTGAAAAAAACGACATTTCTTCCTCCTGAAGAAAAATTATCTGTGAAGTCCTTTGTTAAAGTGTCGCCTTGTTTAATTCATCAAGAACAGAATCAGGAACCAAAGCGGCAACTGCGCTGGCTGTGCTGGCCTTATTTGCTGATGCTTCCGCAAGCGCGGTACCGATAGCATGGTTATAAGCAGTTATGGCTACGCTGGCGCTTTCCTTCGCTCGTTCATACTGCTGTTGCAATGCTGCTACCGGTACTGTTGTCTGGTCGAAAAAAGCACCAAATTGTTCAGTTGCTTCCTTCAGTGCTTCAACTTGTTGTTCTGTCAGTGCTGGTGGGGGAGTGACTGCGCCGCCACCTGAATCAGAGCCTGACGAGCTTCCTGAGCCTGTGTTAAGGGTCTGGTTAATGTCCCCCATAACAGCGACTAAACTCGACGTATTAAGCGCATTTACAGCGTCCTCAAGCGATTTCGTTGTAGTCGCGTCACCAATGGCAATAGAGATCGGCAGTTTTGAAACTTCTCGCTCATTAGCACGACAGTAAACATCCCAACCAATATCGAGTTGAAGGAGCATTGACAGATCAGCATAACCAGCCAACAGCTCCGCGTGCTGAGTTGCCAGCCCTCCAATATTCGTTAAACCGGTTGTAGTTGTTCTGATCGTTGAAACATAACTGGTAATAGTGTCGGGATAGACAATTGTATCCAGAATTAATCCGGTCAATTCTTCTGCAAGCAGTTTTGCTGTGTTAGCACTGTTTCGTGCCGATGTTATGGCACCAGGTGTTTTCATCCCACCGGCGGCGGCCAATTTTTTATATGCGGATAACTGGTAGTCTTTTTCCAGCATGATATCTCCTAACTTACCTGAACCAGGCCGTCTCCGGACGCTACGGTAGATCCGCATGAAACAGGGTCACCAACGCATACGATCCCTTTACCATTGACGGTAAACCATGCCCTGGTTGATATAGCTTGCCCACCGTGCGTACTGTTTCCATCGGTATGCTGTGCATATTGCTTACCATCAACTAACACTTCGACTCCGTTGACTTTAAGTAGTGGTTCACTCTCTACAGGAGGCCTGGATGGGAATCCTCCGTGCCCCGAACAAATGCTGTCTTTTGTTGCAATACTCGCCACATCACCACCAATTGTTTGCTCTAAGTTTTGTTATTTTAACTTAGGTTTATTGTGGCTTTAGTGTCATTGTCTTTGAGATTAATTGCTCTAATAAATATTGTTTTTTTATATCGTGTTTTCGGTACCATTCAGGCATCGCCCTTCAATGGGCATTAGTTAGGAGTCGTCAGATGCAGATGGAGCTAATAAGCCGCAAGGAGTTCGATAGTCGGGTAACTAGCGGTGAACTCGACAACTTGCAGGCTATCAAGGTGAAAGAAGGCTTTTGCCTCATTGGGAATCAGAGCGGAACAAATCGCGTTTTTATGCTTCGCCGTACGGATCTGAAGCCATTTGTCTGGAAGAACGAAATTGGTCCCAGCTCATACGCTCAAACGAGGGGGTGCCATAACCTAGCCCTTTTCTACAAAGACGAGCTTTCTGTGGTTGATATTCAAGGGTTACAACATGTTTAAGCACTGGAAAAACATTACTATTTATAAACTTTCTCGTGAGGCGGATCTGACCGACTTAGAAGATAAAAAGAAAATGATCCTTTTCACGCCATGCGGTAGTCAGGATATGGCCAAGTTCGGTTTTGTATCGCCATTTGGTGATAATTCCGAAGTTATCGCTATGCATGGAAATGGTTTTATCCTTGTTGAAGCAAAGCGCGAAACAAAAATTCTTCCCCCGCCGGTTATCCAGCGAGCTATTCAAGAAAAAATTGAAAAACTTGAGCAAGAACAAGCGCGTAAACTGAAGAAAACAGAGAAGGACTCCCTGAAAGACGAAGTTCTGCATTCTCTTCTGCCACGGGCTTTTTCAAAGTTTTCTGTTATCCAGGCGATCTACGACGGTTCAACTAAACGTATCTATATCAATGCCAGCGCGCGGCAGGCAGAGGATATGCTCGCGCTTATGCGTAAATCTCTGGGTTCTCTTCCTGTTGTTCCCCTAAGTGTTGAAAATCCCATTGAATTAACGCTGACCGACTGGGTACGTGATGGTAGTGCTCCACAGGGATTTCAAATGGGGGATGCGGCAGAACTTAAGGCAGTGCTTGAGGATGGCGGTATTGCCCGAGTGAAAAAGCAGGACTTGGGAAGTGATGAAATATCCACACACCTGGAAGCTGGCAAGCTCGTCACTAAGTTGGCACTCGACTGGCAGAACCGCATTAAATTTACACTGGACCATAACTTCAGCCTTACCAGCGTCAAATTTGCGGATGAATTGCTTGAGCAGAACTCTGATATTGATAGTGAAGATGTTGCGCAGCGACTGGACGCAGATTTCTTCCTATTGACCAGTGAAATTTCGTGCCTGGTTGATGCTCTGGTAAATGCCCTTGGTGGAGAGGCTAAGCAGTGAAAGAGCTGTGCTATGGATCTGTTTGCAGTGGAATTGAAGCCGCGAGTATTGCCTGGGAACCGTTGGGTATGCGTCCGGTTTGGTTTGCTGAAATCGAGCCTTTTCCATCGGCCGTTCTTGCGCTCCGCTGGCCCCATGTCGCCAACCTTGGCGACATGACAAAACTTGCCAAAAAAGTCTTGGCTGGGGAAATCGAATCCCCTGACGTGCTCGTCGGGGGAACACCATGTTTTACCGCGGGGCATATGGTTCTTTGTAAAAATGGTTATAAACCAATAGAAGATATTTGCCCTGGCGATTACGTAGTCAGTCATCTCGGGCGGTTACAACAAGTAAAAAGAGTTGGTTCAAAAATAGCTAATACGGGGTTACTTAATGCCGTTGGGCAGCCTTTAGGTATAAGAACAACCAATGACCATCCCTTCCTGGCGGTTCGGTGGAAAGCCCAAAACACCCGGAAAAATGGCACATATTTTAAGAGAGAGTTGTTGTCTGAACCGGAATGGCGAGCAGCATGTGATATGCCGGGATATCAATGGTGCGCTCTAACTAATTTCAATATTGCATCTCCAGATATTTGTTCTCGGTTCTTGTCTGAAGAACAGGCTATGTATCTTGCGGGCGCTTATGTTGGCGATGGATATATTAGGAGATGGAGAGGTAAATCTAAGAAGGCGGTTGTTTTTGGCATAAATTGCCAGAAATTGAGAAAGTTTCATTGCCGCATACCAGAAAACATATTTTCCGTGGCAAGCGAAATCCGAGGGAGCATCAAAGTAACCTTGAATGATACGTGTTATGCCAATTGGCTTAATGAACATTTTGGCGAGTTAAGCCATGCTAAGCGTATCCCTGCATGGGTGATGTCGCATCCATTGCGTCATGTGTTTTTACAAGGCTATCTTGATACTGATGGGACACCAAGTGGTAAAGCGGGATTTAGAATTAATAGTGTTAGTCCTGCGCTTGCTTGGGGCGTTGCGGGGTTGTCACAGACTTGTGGTTATGTTTCTTCGGTCAGCTTTATTGAAGTTGAGCCCAAAAAAGTGATCGAGGATCGCGTGGTAAATCAACGGAATTATTATCAGGTAACAATCTGCCCGCAGAAATTGTCACGTAAATCAAGATTGGCTCATGGAATGCTTTTACGAACAGTCAAAGAGTTTAAATCGGTAGGCCTAGATACTGTATACAACATAGAAGTCGAAGGTGATCATTCCTATATCCTCAATGGTGCGGTGGTCCATAACTGTCAGGCATTCAGTATCGCGGGCTTACGTGGTGGGCTTGATGATGAACGCGGCGCGCTAACTTTGAAGTATGTGGAGCTTGCAAATGCAATTGACGACAAACGGTCTGAGTCCTTCCTCAAACCGACAGTTATCGTCTGGGAAAATGTCCCAGGAGTCCTGTCATCGGCAGATAACGCCTTCGGATGTTTCCTTGCCGGATTGGCTGGAGAAGATGCGCCATTTGAACCAGGTGATCGACCTGAATCAGGAAAAAGTAACGCGTTCTGGCGGTGGGATGGCAAAACCGGTTGCCATGCTCCAAAGTGGCCGCAGTGTGGTTGTATTTATGGACCGCAGCGAAAGGTGGCCTGGAGAATCCTTGATGCCCAATACTTCGGAGTGGCACAACGACGCCGACGCGTGTTTGTTGTCGCAAGTGCTCGAACAGACCTCGATCCCGCAACGGTACTTTTTGAGTTCGAAGGCGAGCGCCGGGATATTGCGCCGAGCAGAGGCGAGGGGAAGGAAACTACCAGATATACTTCAAACATCGCTATCAGATCTTGCGATGATACAAACATAATTGCCATGGCACATGGGCAAGGAGGGGCTGAGATAAAAACCGATAATTCGGCACCAACTTTGACATGTAACCATGAAGCACCAATTGTATTGCTCGGCGACGATAGAATGCGCCGTCTTACCCCTGTCGAATGTGAAAGGCTGCAAGGTTTTCCTGATTGGCATACGTTGATCCCTACGGGAAAGCGTAAAAAAGTTTCTTCAGATGAACTGGCATACCTTCGCAATAACTATCCTGATTTAAACGAAGAAGAGGCCGCGATGCTTGCAGCTGACGGACCGCGTTACAAAGCGATCGGAAATAGTATGGCAATACCAGTAATGCGCTGGATTGGCGATCGGATTACTAAGGCTGCATGTCGGCAAAAAGAAGGGAGTGAAACAAAAGAGCGAAAGGTTAAACCAGCGGCAGAATTCGAACGGCCCATATTCAAATGGGCTGGTGGAAAATTTGGTGTTCTGGAACAAATCTTTCGCTATTTGCCAGAAGGGAAGCGCCTGATTGAACCTTTCGTTGGTGGCGGAGCTGTCTTCATGAATGCCGGATATCAGGAAAATCTGCTAAATGATGTGAATGCTGACCTGATTAACTTTTACAAGACTCTGCAACGTGAGGCGCATTCACTTATCACTCTGGCACATCGTTTCTTCCTGTACTACAACACCCAGGAGGGATTCCTGGCAGTACGGAATGCGTTTAACAAACAAGTCTATGATGATTTACATCGCGCAGCGGCGTTTTTGTTCCTGAACCGACATTGTTTTAATGGATTGACGCGCTACAACCAGGCCGGTGAGTTCAATGTCGGGTATGGGAAGTATAAGTCTACGCATTTTCCATTACAGGAGATGGAAGCCTTCCTCGGTGCGGAAGGGCGGTCTGAGTTTGTATGCGGTGATTTTGCAGCGGTGATTGAAGCTGCCGGAGAAGGAGATGTCATCTTTTGCGATCCGCCGTATGAACCGCTCCCCAATACAGAGGGGTTCACGAACTATTCCGGTCATGACTTTAAGTTTGAAGAGCAAAAACGCCTGGTGTCTCTGTTGACGGATGCTCATCGCCGAGGTGCAAAGGTTCTCATTACTAACAGTGGCGCGCCAAACATCAGAGAACTTTATCAGGACAGTGGCTTCAGAGTGGAACCTCTTTTTGCCAGACGTTCTGTGTCTTGTAAGGGAGACACTCGTGGTGTTGCTCATGACGTTATAGCAATATTGCTCTAATTAATTTATTAGTGTAATATCGAATCAATGAATCGTGATTTTTAGAGCGATTTAGCTGTTAGCCGCGACAGGCGCGGCGGTAAGCATGGCTGGGCCTAGTCCTCCCAGACAAACCACCGAGTTGCCAGGTTGACCATGCGCCTAAGTGGCAACTCCGAAGTGCGTAACGAGCTTCCATCCAGTTTGCCCATCTTCGGGTGGGCGTTTTTTTCAGGGGTTTCGTCATGGTTAGCGACTTTGCGGCGGTTTAGCGAAAAACGCCGTAAACCCTCGCCTAATGCGGGCGGGTATATAAGGCGAAAAGCCAACAGGGCTTTAAAAAAATCATTACGGTGTTAGCATAAAAAGCCTGTATCAATGAGCAGTGACTATGTTAAGAGCAACAAAAGTACGTATATACCCCACTCCTGAACAGGCAGAGTACCTCAATGCCCAGTTCGGTGCAGTGCGCTTTGCGTACAACAAAGCTCTTCACATCAAAAAACATGCTTACCAGAGACACGGAGTAAATTTAAGTCCGCGTAACGATCTGAAACCGTTGTTGTCTGTGGCCAAAAAGTCCCGCAGGTATGCCTGGCTCAAAGAGTTTGATTCAATGGCATTGCAACAGGCGGTAATTAATCTTGATGTGGCATTTTCCAACTTTTTTAATCCGAAGCGGAAAGCGCGGTTCCCGACGTTTAAACGTAAACACGGAAAACAATCGAGCTATCACTGTGTCGGAGTTAAGGTGCTGGATAATGCCATCAAAATTCCTAAACTGTCCCCAATAGAAGCACGCCTTCATCGTGAACTTCATGGAAAGCTGAAAAGCATCACTATCACCCGTTCAGCAACGGGGAAATACTATGCTTCAATTCTCTGTGATGATGGTCTGGAAGCTCCGGTAAAACCCACGTTGATATCAACAGTTACTGGCCTGGATATGGGGCTTGAGCACTACGCCATCAGGTCTGACGGAGCAAAAATTGCGAATCCCCGCCATCTCATCAATGCCAGCCGTAATCTGCGACGCAAACAAAAAGCGTTATCCCGCAAGCAAAAGGGAAGCGCGAATCGTAAAAAGGCCAGAATCCGTCTGGCAGCGTTACACGAACGGGTGGCTAATGCCCGTGCTGATTTTCAACACAAGCTCTCTCGTACAATTGTTGACGAAAACCAAGCGGTAATTGTCGAGACGCTGAAAACAGCCAACATGATGAAAAACCACAATCTGGCAAGAGTGATAGGTGATGCAGGCTGGCATAGCTTCATCACAAGGCTGGAGTACAAGGCGGCGGAAAAAGGCGCTCACCTGGTAAAACTCGACCAGTGGTTTGCCAGTTCGAAAACGTGTCATTGTTGTGGTTACAAGATGTCGGAAATGCCACTTCATAAACGCATCTGGCGATGCTCTGAATGTGGTATTGAACATGACCGCGACATCAATGCGGCGCTCAACATCCGGCAAAAAGGAATACTGGAACTGAAGGCGGCGGGACTCGTCGTCTCCGCCCATGGAGGCCAGCGTAAATCCGTCGCACAGACGGTTGTGGCCTGAGAAGTGGGAAGCCTCGCCCGACAGGGCGGGGAGCAGTCACAAACTGACCATTAAAGTAAATGCAAACGATGATCTGATGATGGTTGCGGCCTAAGAAGCCTGACACCACGGGGTTGTCCCCGTCTGTGTATTAGGGAACGAGGAGGCATAACAGGCAGGGGCGCTGGTTTGATTAACCAGATGAACGAGAAGGGGCCATCTTCTGGTCAGCGTCCTTACCTGTTACGTCCTTTTTCATTCAGCGTAACAGCCGGTTCTTAACAGCCTTTGGGTAGAGTTCCTCGTATTTACGGGTATATTCCGTCATGCTGAAGGCGCTAATCACGCTGGAAGCTAGGGGGGATCCCCTGTTACCGAATTGCAGCCAGGGCGCGGGTGTAGTGGTTTATTGATTGTTACGGCGCATTCTGGGCTGTACTAAATTTCTGCGCCTAATACTACTACACTTGCCGTTTACTGATGTGTGGTATGTTGCATATGGGCAACACACTCAAGCCTGATGCAGCACGGTCAGGTAGGGGACGCCGACCTAATGTCTCGCCCTGCAAGGGCGGACGAAAGTAGATCACTATTCCGCGCAGCTATTTAGAAAGAACAGGTATTGAATTACCTGGAGAACAACTTACTTACGTTTCCGCCACACCTTCGCTAGTTACTTTATGATGAATGATGGTAATATTCTGGTATTGTAACGAGTGCTCAGATATACTTACATCTAAATAACAATGATATATGTTCAATTTAACCTTGAATATTTTGTAATGTTACACGACTTTAAAATTTAGAAGAAGAGGATTCGGTTGAATCCGATATTAAATCTGAGACAGGAATATAAGGTTACACGATGAAGCTTAAAAAACTACAATCTCTTGATTTTGTGAATGATTTTATGAGTCACCTAGAAACTGATTTTGAAAAAGAATTATTCACAGCTTGTTTGCGAAATTATGCATCACATGGCAACCCATTACGTTTTCATAACTTTGCATTTTCAATTCGCGAGCTAATAAAGCATATTATCGAGAAAAAATCTCCGAATGATAAATTATTACAAGCATCGTGGTATAAGAGAGAACATGAACATTACGAAATATCTAGAAGACAGCGTTTAAAATACTGTTCTCAAGCTAAAATTTCAGATGCGTACTTGGGGGAAGAGTTCCTGGAGGAGTCGAATGAAAGAATAGATGAGATGCTTAAGCTTTATTTCTTCTTAAATAAATATACGCATATAACAGAGAAATATATGCATCCATCACCTCAAGAGTTCTTCCTGAAGGCCAAACAAATACTGCAGATCGCTACAGAAATACTAAATGGTATACATATTTGTAGAGATGAATTAATTCGTACTCTCGAAGATAAAATTAGAAATGCAGTTATTGACACGGCGGTAAGCTCTATGCCTGAAAACCTAGTGACTATCGCGAATCATGCGTATGTAGATTACACTGAAGTCGAAGAATTTGGAATCACGTCGATTGATGATGAGTACATCAATATATATGCTTCCGGTACTGTCTATGTTACTCAAGAATATGGTTCTAGGAATGATGGGGTTAGCCTAGAAGAAAGTTATCCGTTCACGTTGCACATGGCTTCTCACTTAGACTCTCCTGAAACATTTGAAGTCATATCTGAAGCTTTAGAGGTAGACACTTCATCGTGGTACGATGATGGGGAGCAGGAGGATCAAATGATGGATATGGAAAGAAATGAAATTCATCGAATATCTGTTGCACCCCCAGACTTTGAGATGGATGACAATGTACCATTCTAACATAAAGAAACATAGGCTAGTAGCGATGAAGTGCGGTAAAAATGGCTAAAACTAGATAAGTAATGGCAATCTGTGCCAATGAGTAAATAACACAACCTATTAGATCTGCATTTATTTTTCAAAGGGATCATAATCGCACAGCCACCGGTTCAAGCCCGGTAGGGGACACCTTATTTGGTAGTTGTACGGCGTATGGCACATGCGTCGATGAAATCAAAACAGACGATGTTCTGCGTATTTTTGTAGACCACGCGGCATTTGATGTTAGTGGGTTTGATCACTCCTTAAGTATCCTTATGAACCTTCAGCGCCTGACCGTTCCGTATGAGGCCAGAACGTTGACTGATGACGGATTGGTTACCATTGATCCGGGGAATATTTCGGTAACTCCATACAGGCGGACGCCGGTGCCAGCAACCGAATTTGCAGCTGAATTGCGTAAGAGTGACGTTTTTATCGTTACGCATCCCGAAAGCCTTGGATTAACTGTTCTTGAGGCGGCAATGTGCGGGGCGTTGGTATTAACGCCTCCCGATTGCCTTCCGCCAGATCGCCTGGCTTTGGTGAACCATATGGTTATCAAGTCGCGGATTGATTGGGATGAGGTTATTGCTCGCGTTGATCGCGTGAAAAATGCTGAAAAGGTCCAGTGTCACACCTGGTCGGCAATTGCGGAAAAGATGCTTGAGACGTTTATCACGCAGAAACCGTCGTGCGGTAACGGATAAAAATTGAACCCATTATAAAAGAAAAGCCCGATCGCCGGGCTTTTCTTAAGCCTTGTCAACAGAGACTTGAGCGGCTTTTATGGATAGATTCCCGCTGGCCTCTATCGCCATACTTCCCCCCGCCTTCAGGGCGACATCCGCGCCTGACTTTATATCGAGATTTCCTGCGGAAGAGATGAATGCCGGACCTTGAGAAATGGCATATAACTCCCCGGCCTCGTTGAACCCGATTGTTGTTCCACTTTTCAAGTGCGTAACGGCCCAGGCTCCGCCCGCCGTCCGGATCTCCATTAGTCCGTTCCGCGACGAAATAAAGTCTTTTTTGGCGCTGGTTGATGGTTGTGCTGGTGCACCTTCAACTTCAGGCGGTACATAGCCTTCACCTTGTCCTGACGCTTCAGGCGGCACATTGGGAGCGCCACCGGATGCATCCTGTGCATAACCGATTATCAATGGCCATCGAGAATCCCCATTGTAGGGAAATTCTACCCATACTTTATCGCCGGGCAGAAATGGTGAAAACGTGTTTGCATTGGACAATATGGCTTCTGCCCACGGCAATGAGGCATCTGGTAACCCATCCATCATGCCGACAACACGTATTTGTGTACGCATCAGACCTTTAGGGTCATCGACGCTTATCACTACAGCCCGATACTTCCCTGTCAAACTACCCATTCACCACTCCTAACTGTGCACGGCTGACAAAACGAAAGCGGTCTTCGAAATGAGTCACGGACATCACTATCATTTTGTCAGGGATAGATTCATCGAGTTCTCCGTCACCTGCCGTGTTATGCACGACAATTTTCAGCGTCGTACCCGGAGTTAGCGCGGCATTTCCTTCCACCAGCATATCGAGGCGGGGGAGAATGAATTTGTTGTAGTTCGCCAGCGCGGTAGGATCGGGATTGCTCGTAAATTTAATGGGGTCTTCCTGGTTACCTGAGTAAACCACACCTTTGGTCATGTCATAACTGGCCATTCTGTAATTGTGGCGGCGCTGGTATTCATAATCGGCATTCAGGATGTTGAACTGACTAATTGTAAATCCGGATGTGTTGGGATTGGCGGACTCATAAGTAAGCGATGGAGCGGCGTTTGCCATTTTTTCCATACTTTTAAAATTGATCGTCCCCCTGGATGCCCAGCACATAGAACCGGTATCCCGGGCTATCTCCTGCAATACCTTGGTCGGTTTTTCTCCAATATTTAGGTGGTATGTGGATGTTTTTCTGAATGAGTCAGCATTTACCTTCAGACCAGGGGCAAGAGAGGAAACTACGGCTGATGGGGGCTTATCAACAAAATACTGTGCGCTGGTGGACGGAACTTTTAATAACCGTACCGGGTTACTAAACGCGTAAATCAGTACAGTATCGTTCTTGCGTGGCGCTTTAAGAACAAAGAACTCTTCCGAGAAGAGGATGCCGCCATGACCTTCCGGATCACCAAGTGAAACTGTCATTATTGTCCCAAATTTCACCCCCAGCTTATTGACCACGTAAGCCGTTGAATCCCTGACCATGAGCATAAGCTGGGGACCAGATAGCTCCCCAGGTTCGACATAGGTACATCCTACGATCATTTCGCGAGGGATTTCGTTCTGCCCAATTGAAACAGATTGCAGGAATAGCTGAGTGCGTTTTGAATCAGTTTCCGGGGCTGTGGTGGTCTTTGTGGCCATCTCATTCCTCCAGAATTTTCGCTTTTACCGTTATGGTGCCGGTGGTTTGCTGCATATAAGCCAGGATAGGAAGCTCCGCCACTACTGTGAGGTTCAATCCAACCGCGAACAGCCTGTTATCGGCGGTGCCGGTGGTCAGATCCTGAAATGCGATTGATTTTTGCCCTTCTATGTAACAGGTAACCGGTATCTCATAACCGCCGACATTGGCTCTGTGAGTGAAAGATGCCTGCCCGAGGCTGGCATACATTCGTAGCCAGAATGCTAATGCAGTTGTAACCATCCCAAGAGATTCCTTCTCGTCACTGGCTATCCATAGCGAATATTCCAGTGAGAAAGGGATAGTCGATACCAGGGCTTCAATCTCATCATTTTCATTGGTGACATGCCCTTCATCGTAATTATCCCGGCACAGTTCACCTTCATAAATTGAAAACGCGGGAGAACGAGACAGATTCACAAGCGGCATTGCCAGCTTATTTACCGGGCCAGCAGAGGCTGTATCTTTGCGCCCGGCGCGATCGGCTTCAAATGACGACAACCACTCCTTCACATCACTAAAAGTGCCGAGCGTTATGCGATCTCTTGGTGTGCGTTTCAGGAACTCCCGGAACGACTGGTTAATGCGATCATTAAAGCTGACAACTTGTGAGTCGAACGCTTCGTTTAAAGCCTGTGCGAGCGCCGAATCAATGCCATCAATAGTGGCAAATTCCAGCTTACCAGTTGGAGTAAGACCTTTTTTCTTAAAGATGGCCAGTAGCCATTCCTGATTATTCAGAATCACCGATGAAATTCCCTTCAAAGGCGCGTGAAGGCACGCAATAAAACAAACTGCCTACCCTGGCAGTGCCGTAATTGAATATTTTATGGATGTACCAGAAGCGGCGAATGGTTGTGCCGTCTGACAGTTGTTCCAGCCATTCGAGCATAGAACCCACTGGCACATTGACGGCGGCTAACCGAAGGATTAAAGCACTGTCGCTAATTCCCGTATTATCACTGCCGTCGTATAGCGCGTAGAAGGCGTTCATCTCATCCGGGCAGTCGAGGGCCGTTATCAGTTCTGGATCCTGATAGTCATATATGCGTTGGTTCGGTTCTATTATTTCAGATGCCGTTTCAGGTGCATTTTTGTCTCTGTAAGGTATTGCGCGATACAGAACCGCATCGAATGAGTCAGGGTCTAGCTTGATTGCTTTGAGCCAGTCCATCCGCACAAGGTTATTAAAAACTGCATGACCTTGATAACGGTGGCGCACACCAGAATCACTAAGCAGGCCGTGATCCAGATTGGGAAGGTGATTGTCCTCCACAGGATCAACAATATTACCAACGTTAACACCATCGGTTTCGATTTCAGCATCAATATCTTCCTCTTCAATCAGTTCAGAACCTTCGCCTGGAATATCCGGATCCGATTCGGTGTCCGGGAGGTTATCACCAGTCACTTGTTGTGATGGTTCTGTGTCCTCAAACATGTCATCAAAGAAACCAGCCATCGATTATCCTTTCCGTTTACGGGCTTCGTTAATTTGTGTCTCAAGAATGCTTCGCGCCTGCGCAGTGGCAGCGGCCTTGTCCATTCCCTGACTCATGAAAAACTTTATGAGGTTGTTCGCCTGCGTTTGCAGGGCTTTTTTGAGAGCGTCGGCTTCAGCGCGAGCCTGGGCTTCCCTCACCCGCGATGCTTTTAGTTCGGCATTCTTCCTGTTTGCCGTGGTGCGAGCTTTTTTTAACAACCGGCGAACGTTGTCCGTGGCGCTATCTTTTGCGCGTAGTTTTTTGCCTAATGCATCCTGAGATTTCAGATACAGCTCATACTCACGCGCAGCTTTAGCCTGATCCGTCGTTGTTGTCCGGTTGCGCGCGAGCGATTTAGCCAGTTCGCCTTTGAAATAGGTTGTTGTCTTCCGCTTGTCATCGCCGAAGGCTACCTGTTCAGCTGCTTTTTCCAGGGCAATAATGATGGCCTTGTGCCATGTGGGAGACTGAAAACGCGTCATAGCGTGCAAAACATGTTTGCAAGCCACACCAGTCAGATCAGGGTTGCGGATTTTGGGGAATGCATACTCTTTTGGCGGCGCGACAGCATAGTTACCAGCCGTGGCCATATAACGATACCAGTATTGATGGCGTCCACAATCACAGTCGAAAGATACCCGGCCCTTGCAGAGATCGGCAGCGATTCGGGCTTTTTTCGCACCGTCTTCAGCAATTTCCTCAACGGCTTTATCCCATTCCTCAAATCGAATTCTGACACGGTGATGCTGGTGGACCGACTCATCCGAGGCATTAACAGATATCAATGCAAGGTTGTGTTTTAGCCCGAGGAATGTCGCGGCTTTGATCCCTGTGCCATCAGAAACCTTGTTGTTAGCGCGTTTTATATCAATGCTGGTGGACTGCGCCACCAGCTGAGCATAGGTAATGCCGGGTACCGTGCTCTTGAATTTGGTTTTATGAGACTGCCTTGAGGTGTTGAAACTGCGTATATCTTCGGGCGTAAAGTAGGTGCCATCTTTCTTTTTCCCAAGGCTGAGGAATGCCTCAAGTTCGCGGTTACGCATCCCCATAATCCTTGGGGTGAGTGTACGTCGCGCGTTTCGCCGATTCTGACGCTGCTGTTTACGGATAAGATCGAAGACCTTGTTAAAGTCTTTTGCACTTAATCCATCAGTCTGATAGCGACCAAGGTTGTCGCGAGCATATTCAGTTGGCATTCATTTCCCTTACGCAATGGATAATGTCCCTATTACCTGGCCGTCGTATTGGAAATGGCGAATCATTTCGCGGATCCAGGTGGCAGGTGGGAGTTTTAATTTTTTGCCAACAGTCATACCCTGAGACTCATCCTCAAGCCCGGCGGCGAGCGTCACAACCCAGCGTAGCTCTGCTATGCCCCACATACGGTAAGCCAGCAAATCCGGGCGATATTGCTCATCGGGAAGAACGTAATAAATCGTCAGATTCTTGTCGTTCGATTCACACATAAGCATCACCTCTTTGCGTAGCTCTGCCCTGAGTATTGGATCGGCTATGTTGCGGTCGTCATACCGCGACAGAGGATATTGCCGGGTGCTTTGGGTTGTAGTGATTGATGTAGCCATAGTCAGCCTGCCAGAAATAGATGATGGTGATTCTACCGCTAGTCATTTGTTGAATATTTAACTCAATAAAAGAAAATTATTAGTGCAATTTTGATTGTGAAATGTATCATTCTGCCCTTAAGTAGGTTCTTCACGAGGAAACAAAATTGGCAGAACGTGTTGATGATGCAGAGCTGAGCATGAATCAGTTAGAAGCTCTCAAAGACATGGCCATCGATAACATCAGAAAGCAGGCACAGGTCGTGAGCCAGGTATTTACAGGGAAGTGTCGTTACTGCAATGAATCGATTGAATCAGGCATTTATTGTGACGCTGAATGTGCGCAATGGCACAGGGAAGAGCAGGCCGCAAAACAGCGTAAATATGGCATGCGACCGGCAGGATTTGACTGATTATGTTGCGCTTTACTGAGGAAGAGTTTCAGGCTTTTAGTGAGCGTCGAAATAAGGGGCGGTCCAGGCCAAAAACCAAAAAGGATCCATTCTTATCGCTTGCGCCGGTAAAAGAAGTTTCTCCACATGCGAAGGCACTTGCAGCACTGGCAAAGAACCCAGACCTGCGCGACGGAAATTGCGAGCACTTCGAGCAGGTTTTCATTTTTGATTACTTCGAACGCAAGCACCCTGACATCTATGAGCTGTTGCATGCAACGCCTAACGGAGGGAAGCGTTCAAAAGCAACCGCCGGGAAAATGAAGGCTGAAGGGCAGAAAAAAGGTTATCCGGACATGAGTCTCGATAAAGCATGCGGTATTTATCACGGCATGCGAATTGAGCTTAAAGAACCAAATGGTAAAGCCCCGACGAAAGAGCAGATCGCCTGGATGCGCAGGCTTAGAGAGGAAGGCTACTACGTTGTTCTTGCGTATGGTGCAGAACAAGCGATTACCGCCATCCTGGAATACATAAGTCTTAAAAAGGGTGAGGCTATTGAGCATGTATTGAACGGCGATAAGTGGTTGCATGCTGCTTAAAATAATAAATTAATTAGTGCATGTACGCTCTTTGTGGTAGTGCACTTTAACATCGGGAGAATAATCGTGTCATCCAAGGTTAATTATGAGTCGCTGGCATCGGTCATGCCGCGTAATGAACAGGAAACAGATGCTGTAGTGGACCCTGTAATCGCTGAAATGAATGCTCGCCTGGAGGCTGAATTTGCAGCTGAGAATGAACATACCACCCAGGGCGACTAGGACTGTTTTTTGTGTCGGTAGCGGACCGTCACTCACTCGTGAGGACTGTGCTGCTATAGAAAAAACTGGCTGTTCAATCATCGCGGTTAACAATTCCTGGCAGATGTTCGATGACATTTATGCCTTATACGCCGGTGATTTGTCATGGTGGAAGCAATACGGATCCACCATACCGGGAGGGAGATTCCGCAAAGTGACAGCCAACCTGGCGGCGGCGAAATCATTTTCGTTGGAGTACAGGCGATATTGTGGACCGGCGGAAGGGGTAAATAGCGGCGCGCAGGCTATCAGTCTGGCTGCTGAATCAGGGGCTGAAGTAGTGGTATTAGTCGGCTATGACTGTTCTCTGCAAAACGGCCTTCATTGGCATGGCGCGCACCCTCAAGCACTACGGAATCCAACGCAGGTGTCTATTTCAAAATGGCAACAGCAGTTCCTGGATACCCGCAAAAAACACGCAGATTTACATATTTTGAATGCAAGTAGGAGCAGTGCAATTCAATGTTTCCCAAGAATAAATTTAGAGGCAGTGATCGCGTTATTATCGTCGGCAGTGGCCCAAGCGCCGCAAACTTTGTTGCGCCGCGCGGAGTGCCGATTATAGCGGTAAATGGGGCCATCGACTGGCTTAACCGCGCTTCTTATTTTTTCACCCTTGACGTATAGGAAATTGAAAAACCAGTCGATACCATTGTCCACGCCTTATGCCACGTGAGCCTTTCTGCTTTTCCCACCACTCCGGTGGTTTCCCTCTCTGTATGGTCGATTTTTATACCGTAACAGGCTGTTTTTTATACTTTCACCGATTCCCGGGCACACTTAGCCTGTGTCAGGCCGGCATATACCTCAGTAGACTGATATCCCGCGCGTTTTTCTTCAGCCCTGATACATTCAGCCCCGCAATGGCCCGGCGGTATACCATCCGGCAGCCACACAGCACGCATTCGAACGGGTCACGACTCAGGAACTGTTTCACCATTTGTGCATAGCACACTTTCGCCACTGGTTCCGGTTTATCCATCCCCAGTGCACGGTACACCTGCGGCAGCTTCTCTCCACACACACGGTTGGCAAGGAACCCGAAGTACCTCACCATCTTAAAAAACTTCTCCGGGATGTGCTGTTTCAGCCTCGCGACCAGCTCACGCTGTGTCAGCGTTTCCGTCGCCGTTTCTCCCGTTTTGTGGTCCAGGTAACGGAAGCTCAGGCTTGCCCCTCCGTTGTAATGAGCCAGTCGGGAAGCCGCTATTGGTGGCTTCTTCAGATAACGACCCAGGTAGCGTGCCGTATTCCGCCCTCCGGCTGTCTTCTTCGACATGTACACATGCCAGTATTTTCCGCCGGATTTCAGCACCAGGCTTCTCCACTGTGATTCCGTCGTGATATGTGACAACGACTCCGGCATTGCTATCCCCTCTGACCACGCTTTCAGAAGCAGCTGCCGCATATTCCACATCCACCGTGAACGCATCGCGTCTTTCAGGAAGCTCAGCTTTTTCCACTGACCATGCTTATTCAGACCTCCACAGGTTACAGACACATGTACATGCGGATGCCAGTTGAGACGACGGCCATACGTGTGGATGGCGCAGAAGATACCGGGTTCCAGCCCCCGTTTTCGGGCGGCATACAGCAGATTCTCCACCGCCAGACGGCACACGTCATTCAGCAGCCAGCGGTTGCTTTCGAACACCGGCCACAGCGTGTCCGGCAGGGTGAAGACCAGATGTACCCAGTCGCAGTCAGGAAGACGATTCAGCTGTGTTGCTGTCCACAGGTCTGTGGCCTTCTTTCCGCAGGACGGGCAGGCACGGCTGCCGCATGAGTTGGTCAGGTACTTTACGTGCTGACAGTCCGGGTTATCACACCCGAACTCTTTTACACCCAGTATCCGTGTGCCGCAGGCCAGCATTTTGGTGACGGCTTCAACCTCGATATCGCGCAGACCGCCCGCATCCAGGAAGGACGTCCAGCACTGGTTGGCTGTGAACAGACGTTTCAGAGGGCGGGGAGTAAAACCGGACAACATGAGGATGGATTAAACCCCGGTATCCTGTAGCAGGGTAAGGGCTGCTGTATCGCCACGGCGCTTCAGGATGGAGGTCGTCACCATCGCAGGTGGTGGGTCCATGGGTTTGAGCATTTTCATCCAGTCCCATTCTCGTTGTGAGAGCTTCTCAGCACCAACAGAGAGCAGAACTGTATCGATACTTTTGCGGGTCAACATAAGGGGATGAGTCCTTAATAAAACAGGTCCTCAGAGCATACATATTCTGCGGGGCGTGCGGCAACAACAGGACGAACCGGGGCGGTTTTCAATTTGCAGCCGCCAGGCTGCCGTGGTTCATCCATCCCCAGACAATATGCGGCGCGTTGGTCGTGGCCGCCGTCGCCGTGGTGTTTGTTATTGCATGGCACTACCCGATGTTAAAGAACGTGAAGTCAGAGATGGCGTTCTGTGCTTCCGTCGTGTGGCTGAACGCGGCATGGAGCCAAAAAATACGAATTCTCCCGAGTGGTGGGCGTGGCGCTGGTCCGCACATTTCGGCCTTTGCGAAGATGAGAATGAAATTGCCAGCGGCAATAGTGCATATGGTGCTCTGAACCTGGCTTTCCATATCGGATTCAAACATGTAGCTCTGGTGGGCGTTGACGCTACGCAAGAACTACGCGTTCACTCCGGCGGCACGCCAAAAAATCTAAGTCACCTGCCTTTGTTATTCCAGTCTGCGCGTGAACAGATTGACGTTGTTTCATGCGGGAAAATGGGAGGTATTCCGCAGATGACTCTTAAAGAATGGCTGAAAAATACATGATGGCACCCACAATTTATCACCGTATCGACGGTACCAAATACAGGAATGTCTGGGTTGTTGGTGATCTGCATGGTTGCTACACCAGACTGATGTCCGAACTCCATCGTGTGGATTTTGACCCGGCGCAGGATTTACTGATATCGGTCGGCGACCTTATCGATCGCGGTACTGAAAATGTCGAATGTCTGGAACTATTGCAGATGCCCTGGTTCAGGGCAGTGATGGGGAACCATGAGCGGCTGATGATTGATGCGTTAAGTCCAGATGGCAACGTGAATAACTGGCTAATGAATGGCGGACAATGGTTCTTCATGCTGGACACTGATCAGGAAATATTAGCCTGGGCGCTGGTGGAGCTGGTAAAGCGTCTGCCCTATATCATTGAGTTGAACACCGGGCAAGAAACTATCGTTATAGCCCATGCCGACTATCCGGATAATGAATACCAATTCGGTAAGGAGGTACCGCTTTTCAACGTTGTCTGGGCGCGCGAGCGTATCAGTGATTCGATGGATGATATTGGTGGCGAAATTTCGGGCGCAGATCGTTTTATCTTTGGTCACACTCCGGTGAAAAGCCCGAAGACATTCTGGAATCAGCAGTATATCGACACTGGTGCCGTATTTTGCGGAAACCTGACATTGATGAAAGTGAAAGGTGATGGTGCAGCATGAAGATTGCTTTAGTTTTTCGCTCTGGTGGTGACTATAACGCTTCCGATGTGCAGTGGCTGGTTAATCAACTGCCAAAAGGCTATGAAATTATTTGCCTGACAGACCTGAAGCGTTTACATGTACCTGGCGTCAAAGTTGTCCCATTGATCAACCAGTGGCAAAAGTGCCGTGGCTGGTGGGCGAAAATCGAGTTGTTCCGACCGGATATAACCGATGATCTGTTCTATCTGGATTTGGACACGGTTATTGCCGGTGATATACGCCCAATCCTAGAGCATCCACCAACCAGCTTCACCATGCTTAGGGATTTTTACCATCCACAATATCGTGGCAGCGGTGCCCTGTGGATACCAAATAGTGTTAAAGCGCATATCTGGAGTTCATTCTGGCAAGATCCGGAAGGTTGGATTTCTCGTTGTGTCACTACTGAGTGTTGGGGTGACCAGGGGTTCTTACGAAAGGTTATGGGCGATGATACACCAGCATTTCAGGATCTGTATCCAGGATGGTTTGTAAGTTACAAGGCCGATGTTGTGGAACCTGGTTCAAAATATGCGAGCGCGCGTTACTCCAGGGGGAATGGGGCATTACCAAAAGACTGCCGAATAATCTTTTTCCACGGCAAACCGCGACCTCGCGAAGTGTCAGAGGATTGGCTTCCCCTTATCAGCTCATTTTTTGAGCGAGAATCAGAATAATATTGCTCTAATAATTCCGTATTTTTAAAACGTGATGTACACTCATTACGTTTTTTATTAGAGCAATCTACAAGGTGCACTATGTGGCCATTCCGACGGAAATATCACTACTGGCTGATCGCCTTTGTTACGCCGACCGGCGGTATCAGGCATGTCATCACCAGGTATCGCAACAAGAGACTCACCTTAGCCAGAATTTTACAGGCTGCCATAGGTGAGGGACTGGATACAAATTGCGTAGTCCTTCCTCCTTCATACTTAGGAAAAATGACCGAAGCACAAGCTAATACGGAACTTTGAAATGAGCACTTCAACACAAAACCAATCAATCGAAAATGTATGTATCCCTGATGTCCTGAATGCCGGTATCCCGGCCATTATCCAGAACATCCGGGCCGCGCAACGCCGCGTTAGTTGTGATGACCTCACAGCACGTTTTTTTGATAATGCGGTTCAGTCAGCGGAGATGCTTCACGCACAGCTTATTGATGTTTATAACGCAGAAGCTGATAGCCATAACTCCCTGGTAGATGCAGCTGAAAATATGCAGTTGGATCTCGGTCTGAAGGGTAAAGAAATTGAAGAGCTTCAGCTGCAAATTGAACATTTGAAACGCCAGCAACAGGACGCGATCGACGATGCGACGCATGACGCCAACCAGCGTGCTGATAATGCCGAACGTATAAGCATTGAGCTGGAAACAAAACTCAATGAAATGACCGCGATGGTTGAACTGCGGAACTCACAGATTTCAACGCTAAAATCTCAATATAAAGAGATCATGAAACTTGATCCTTTTAACCTTGAGAAACGCTATAACAAAGCTAAAAGCGAGCGACAGGAACTGCGTAAGCAGGTCGCCGATCTTAACCAACAGCTCAAAAAAACTATTAAAGATGCAAGCGAAGCGCGCGTGGCATTTGCTAATAAAAAAGCAGAGGTTACCGCGCTGGTTAATGAGAATGCCAAATTTGCGACGCTCAAGAAGGAAATGTATGGCATTACTGAGCGCCGTTTCCCTGCAAGCAAACTTCATCCGACGTTAGGGCAAATATCCTTCTTCCCGCGCCTCCTGGCTTATGGGATCTCATCGCCTAAAGAGTTCAATAACGAGCGTCCTTATATCGTGTCTAAGCTGGACTTTGCTTATCAGTTCTGCTGCGACATGGGCTATGCCATTGATATCCGAATCAACGAATGGTTGATGCCAAACTTCCAGCCGTTGGCAATTTTCCGCGAGTTCCAGCCGGAAGGTTGGGTAGAGTTCTTCCATGAATTGATCTGTAAAGAGATGGAAAGCCGCCGCCCGGAACTGGTCCGTCGAGTTGAGTGGGCGCAAGAGGTTATGTTGGCAGATGCAGAGCTGCCGTTCGAACCGGAATTCATTGATGATCTGGCAACTAAAGGGCTGCATACCCTGTTTGATGTGGTTACCCGCCGTCATGAGCAGTTGGTTGTCGAATTGGGTTTAGAGGAAACTGCGGCAAGAAGACTTCTCGATGTTTGCTATGCACGTAGCGATGCATGGGAAAAAGAGAACGGCGGCACTATTTACGTTCGCTGATAGTTACAGTGTCACTTTTAATGCTGGTGGAGTGCGCCCACCAGCATTTTTTTCGTCCAATGAGGAGGGCATTTGAGTATTTTCAATAAACACGCACACCAGGAACGTCCGTACATCGTCATAGTAGATATTGATGGAACGATATCAGAGGCAACGGAAGACAGGCTGCATTTACTTCCACCACCTGGCAAAGGTGCATTAACAGAGCACTGGAACGAGTTTAACCTTGCCTGTGACACTGATGCTCCCATCACTCCAGTTATTGATATGGTGCGCCAGTTGTCCAGCATTTACACGCTCTGGTTTGTAACCGGGCGCTGTGAGATAGCCAGGGATAAAACACGAGCCTGGCTGCGGAAGTACGTAACAAATGGGGCTGAGCCTTTGCTATCTATGCGTCCTGCCACCGATGACAGAAATGACGGCCATGCAAAGATTGATCTCCTGAAGAAAATTGGTCTAAGTAAAATTGCGTTCGCGCTGGAAGATAAGATTGAAGTGGCGCGTGTTTTCAGGAGTCACGGCGTACTTACGTTAATGGTCAGGGAATATGAAAATGCGCTTCTTCATCAACAATAATTGCTCTAATAAATCTTGATTTTTAAAACAGAGAAAGTGAAAATAAAAATATGCCGCAAGGGGCGCGGCATGTATCCAATCAATCACAGGAGCTGAAGATATGAACACGGCATTCAAAATCATTATGACCGCGATCTATTTCTGGCTGTTCTCTATCACTTTTGGCGGCATCGTCGCGCATGGGTAAGGGGAGTATATTAGCCATTTGGAACCCCACGAGCTCTTGCGGGTTTAATTAAGAACCCGCAAGAAAAACACGAATTGGGCTATATTTTTCCGCCTACGCCTTTAAACTTCTCAATAAACGAGACGATTTTCTGGAAAACTGCCTGTTTTTTCGTTTTATATTGCGGATTTAACGGACTAAGTTTTGGTAATGTTTCGTTTAATTCTGTGCCATTTTCGGTGGCGTATTCGCGTTTTAAAGACGTGCGAATATAGCGTTTTGCTGCCTCTTCATTGAGATTTTCTTCTTTTATCAATGCTTCTGCTTCACGTTGCTGTTCGCGTTGAGCAAACGTAAAGAATGCGTCAATGATGCTGGCTTTGTCCGGTAAATCATCCAGGTTCGTTTGCTGAATAAAATCGACCACCAGGCCCTCTTTAGCACGGTTCCCCAGGCTTGAACGAATTAAGCGTTTGACCTCTTCGATCATTTCGCCCTTGCCTTTATTTTGTCTGTTGTGTTCGAAAATCAGTCCAAGGATATAATCCAGGTTTATTTCCTGAGACTTCAGCAAATCGACCTCAAAAACTACGTCATCCCAGTCAGTGGTTGATTTCTCTTTTTTCTCAGCTTCTTTCTCACGGCGCTGCCAGTCGCGAATATCGTTATAGGCAGAACGATAATCCTGAATCTTGCGATCAGCAGGGAGACGAATTGTTTGCAATTCAGCGAACTTTTCATCATCCACATAATGTTCTGCTTTGAATTTTTCTACCGCAACAGGATCGCTAAGATCGATTTGTTGCAGGGCTTTCAGCGTGGCAAATTCATCATAGTTTTGCAGGATGTTCTCGGCACGCAGGTATTCGCCAAACAGTTTAACGAAGTCTTTCTTCTCTTTTTCACTTTCAA